TTCATTTGGTTGGGTTAAGGGTTAATAATTGGTTCTACTCTATTCCATTCTGATTCCATGATGATATACCCGCAGTTTACACAGGTATGAACGTATGAGACAAAGGGCCACATATACTCTACTTTGGCCGTATTAATGCAGTCGCATTTAGGGCAGATAATTTGCTCCGTGTGAAAAGGTATATCAACGTAATCCCATATTGGTTTAGTCTGCTTCATGACTATAAGATTGAGTTGTCTTTAATAATTTGTAAGGTCCAAAATAGCCAACCGATTTCAAGTTGAAAATATCCCTTGCACCAAAACACATTGATTGACGGAATGATATAAATCCCTTTAGTGTCTTTAATAAGGGAAATGTGAAATACTACTTCTACATTTTTCATACAATTTTCTTTAGGTTAATAAAGGGTGTTACTCCATTCAATTTGAAATGCTGCGCCACCAGCGATGGTATAAGGACCTGCACCAGTACAGGTGTTACTCCATTCAATTTGAAATGCTGCGCCACCATACACTTGGTAAACGATTGAATATCATAGTAATTCATACCGAATTTAGATTCAAAAACAGACCAAAATCGTGTGTATGAACACCAAAAAATGCCAGTTTTTTCATCGTGCTTAAACATAAATTGGCTTTGATTATTAAGCCAAATTAGCGAGTTTGAGTATTTAGTTCTGTCTTCCTTCCGCTCCAAATCTTTTACCAGTTCGGCAAAAACTGATTCCTTCGTTTCTATGGCCTCCGTTTGCAATACATAAACTTTACCGTCTATGGTAAATGTGCCGTCTTCATTTTGAATTATAGATTTCATATACTGTTTTATTTTAGTGATTAATTTTCGGGTGTGGGTTAGAATGGATCATCATCGTTTCCGTAACTTCCTGTCTTAACATATTCCTTCGGTTCGTTCAGCTTTTTAATTTCTGGATTACCCTCCTCCTTGTCAATGAAAAAATACTGCAACGAATAGCTTTCAAAATCATATCTCCTGGTATCACGAACATATTTGAACTCTATTGAGCCACGGTACCCGACAATCTTCTGCCGGCGTATCTTCTTCGTGTGAAGTTCACAGGTGTAATCTTTACTATCATTCGCATTCGGCCTGTGAAATACCAGTATGTTATCGGCTTTGTTATTCCACATTGCGCCCCCGGCCAGGTCAAATACATCTGGGCAATCAAACCCCTTTTTATCATTCTTCTTCAACATTTTCGGATGCGCCACAATTATGAAGTAGATGTTGCTGCCTATTGCAAATCGGGTAAAGTCGGACAAAACCGTAGCCAAATACTTATCATCCCGTCCACCAGATGCCTGATAATCATTCTCCATTTGGTTGAACGGATCAATAACACAACCATCTATCTTCTCTTTCAGAACTAACTGCAGGAACCGGCTTTTGATGTAATCCGGGGTAGGGCTAAGATCTTTTGGGTAAACGTAAAAGAAATGCTCCTGAATCCATTTGTACGCCTGGGCATACTTTATTTTGTCGGGCCTGAACAGGTTGGTTGGTGTGCAGTCGGCACCCACCAGTATCTCTACAAGGTCATGATAGAACTCATGTGAAGGAAAGTCCTCCGGGCCAAATATTGCCCACTTAGTACCTTCTTTCACCGACTTGTTGACCATCATAAACTTTAAAAATGCCGTTTTACCCATGTTTCCTATCCCGGTAAGAACTGTTAACTCTCCCCTTTTGAACTTGAAAATCTTGTCTACCTCCGGAACTCCACTCTCTGAAACCGAAACATATCCATGATCGTAAATCTTCTCAGCATCCGCGTAAACGTCCTGGCCGTAAATAACATCTGCTACCTTTCCATTATCCAGTTCAATCTCTACCGGCTTTCCTGTGGCCTTATCAACCAGATTCTTTGACTTAAACTCTGCAGTTCCAAAAACCTTGTTGTCATAAACTCTGTCGGCCATGGCCATTACCTCGTCTACAAAAAATTCGCTGTCCTTGCTCAAATACCGGCTTTTAACTTCTGTCCGGGTAGTATCCTTGTCAACTCCCAACCTGCAAGCTCCTTCGATGATATGGTGAATGAAAATCCTCCGGTCACCGCTAGAAAATATCTCCTTCTGGTGCTCAACCCACTCTTCTATCAACTTAAATGTCATTTCACTTCTCATATATCCGACTTTAAATAGTTGATATCACGTTGTAATTCTTTTCCGGTGGAGGTGGCCGGACCCATTTTAAACACACAAAAATCATTCAGGTGGTTAGCATCTAGTTCTGTGACTACCTTTTGATACAGTTCAGCCAGGTAGTCCAAAGTTTCAAACCCTATCCAAAGTTCTTCGGTTTCCTTATCGATGATAAATTGGCTTGCATTCTCATTGGCAGCGTATTTATTGAGAGATTCTTGCTTTTTAGATAGCATTGCCTCAAAAGCAGTGTACCTGTCCCCAAAGTCAGCTAATAGCGTCACAGACACCGGCAGGGGATAATTGTGCTTTTTGTAAAGTGATATGAGGCTCATGATAATTGGCTTTTAGGGCGAACATCTGGCTTGAATCGATCATAATGGGCCTGTTCCTGTTCAGTAATTGGTACACCAACTTCAATTTTGTGCCGGATATACTCGAAATCGTTGTTGAAGTTCTGCTTGGGCTGTAGTTCTGGTTTTGGTTTTAATGATAATTGTAATTCAGGTAAAGAAACTTGACAAAACTTATCCAACTTATCCGATCTTGTAAAGAACTCAGGAGTAAGGTACTTGAATCCATTTTCGATATGGTAAGATTCCTTGGAGGCGTTATTAACTGCAGATAATATTTCTTGCAAAGTACGCCCTTCTTTAATCCTGGCAATGAATCCTGTTTTGTCTTTTGTTGATCCTTTATACTTTTTACCCAAAAGAGAATTTATTCCCTCAATATACTGTTCGTAAGATTTCAAATAGGATTCAGATATCTCTTCTTTTCTTTCCTTCTTTTCTTTATTATCCTTCTTGTATGTGTCGAGTTGTTGTTGGTTCGTTGTTGGTTTGTTGGTTGTTTGTTGGTTGTTTGTTGGTTGTAGTCCTTGGTAACTATCGTATTTACAGATAGTTATCTTGGTGTATTTTGTAGTACTCTCTTGGCTAATCATTGCATCCTTTTTTAGCATGTCGAGGAAAGACCGCACTGCGCCTCGGTTCCAGCCCCACTCCATAGAGAGTTTTTCCTGAGAAGTTAATAGCTGCCCTCTTTCTAATTCTATAAGATCATAACCAACAGAACGCTTTTCAGGACTCCACTGAGCTTCCAGAAGAAGGTATATCCAGGCTTCAAGTTTGGACTTCACCCGGCTTTCATTCCAAATCCAGTGTCCTTTAATGGACCTGAATACTTTAATGTAGCCGGCTTGATAATTTTCAGCAGGGTCTTCAAACAGCATAACAAAAAATGGGCGCAATCAAAGGGGTGCCGAACCAATAACCCGAAGGCAAGAAGTTTTCCCCTTTGACGCGCTTATCTTAAATATGAGTTCTGAAATGTCTTTTTCATAGAGTTATTGTGTTCGGCAGTGCAAATATAAACGAACAGTTTTCATACCACCAAATTTATTTTCACTTTATTTTTATCTTCACTCTTAAAACTAACTGTTGTAAAAAATATTTTACAAATTATTTGTAAATCCAACTAAGAGTTGTTTATCTTTGCTGAAAATACACACACCATGGCAGAAGAAAAACAAGAATTATCAGTGCTACTTGACAACGAAGTAAGCCTGGTAGTCAACCAAAAAAACATCGAAGGATTCCAGATGGCTATCTCGGTAGCAAGGGGAATGGCAAGGCTTAACAGCATGATCACGGATGATTATATGAAGGAGATCATGCCCCTTCAGAACACATCGTTAGGTTTTAAGACGGACAAGCCGGAAGGATATCCACTAGCGGTAGCGAAGAAGTGCTTGATGGAGGCGGTACTTTGGGGCGTTCAACCTTGGGGTAACCAGTTCAATATTATCGCATCGAACATGTACATCACTGGAGAGGGATTTACCTACCTGCTGAAGAAGGTATCTGGCCTGTGGTATGAGATAATTGCCGGCATCCCGAAGATAGGGGACAAGAGCGCGGAGGTAGAAATGACGATCAACTGGTCATTGAACGGTGGTACGAAGGAACAGCGTAAGCTAACCTTTGTTGTAAAGGTCAACTCATACATGGGTGCGGATGCGGTAATAGGCAAGGCAAAGAGAAAATCAAAGTGCTGGCTATTTAACACGCTTAATGATGTTGAGATAGTAGACGCTGATGCTGATGAACTTAAACAGGAGGTTATTCAGATTCAGGAAGAGAAGTACGATTGGGCCGACCTGGAATTATTGTATGACCTGAAAAAAGAAAAGCTGACTGAAAAGCAGAGAGCAAGTTCAGAACGGATCATAAAGGCACAGGAAAAAACTGGTTATAAGAAGCTGCAGGAGTTTTTAGCCGGTATATAAAGAATAGTGCAGTTCGATTCTGCTCGTTGGCCGAGGATTGGTATTTGCTGTGTATTAAGGTTCGATTCCTTAAGTCCAAAACGACAAGGTTAAGACAGCGGCTATATTTTTTAATTATACAATCAAACAAAGTGAGTTCAACCATAAATCAATCAGAAATCAGATGCGGAAATTTCACATCAAGTGAGATACACCGATTAATGAGTAACGGTAAAAAGGCAGGAGAACCCGGTAAACCGTTCTTTACATACGTAGAAGAGAAACAGATGGAGCGCAGGCTTGGACGTTCCATATCGGAAGATGTGACAGCGAGGTCGTTATCATGGGGACTGTTGCTTGAAAAGAGAGTTTTTAACCTGTTAGGCATTGACTACAAAGAGAGCAGTCAGGAAACGATAGTTCACCCGAGATATAACTTTTGGGTAGGTAGCCCGGACGGTCAGGAGTTCGACGAAGCAGGGGATAAGCTGGCCGAAATTAAGTGCCCACTAACATTAAAATCGTTCTGCCAACTGGTAGACTGTATCAAAGAAGGACTTAGTGGTTTGGAAATCATGAACTTGATTCGTGAAAACCATACGGACGGGGATAAGTTCTACTGGCAGTGTGTTAGTAATGCGATACTTACCGGTTCAAAGTATGCTGAACTGATAGTTTATATGCCATATCAGAGTGAATTGGCGGCAATCAGGTTCCTTGCAACGAATTACGATGGCTTTGACCAGTGGAAATTTAAGTGGATAGACCAGGCAACGGATGAAGAATTGCCGTTCCTTGTTGAAGGAAACTACTACAAGAACCTGAATAAAATCATGTTCGAGGTTCCGCAGGAAGACAAAGATTTACTCACTGAGCGCGTGTTGATGGCTCATAAATTGATAACTGGCTAGTGCCAATCGTAGAAAGGGGAAACCGGGGATAGCAATGTCGCTGTCCCCGGAATAAGGAAAGTAACCAAAGAGTACCATGAATAGGCAGATGTCCAACCAAGAAATCGAGCGCATCCTGCTTAAAATTAAGTTAGGGTCGCTCGTTTCTAAGACACCTGAATTCATCGCCCAGGTAATCATAAAGCGGTTCAATCAGGAAGGGGTTAAGATGTATGTGGAGGAGGACAAGAAGACGGTAAAGGTGGACGCAGTTACCCGGTGGACAAATGATATTGTAAAGAGGAATACTGGCTTTGTTTACGAGGAGTTCAATGGGTTCGAGGGGGAGTTACTAAGTGAAAGAGAGGCAAATGGTTCTATATTGTGCAGGGTGAGGATAGGGAAGGTAGGTGGTAGAAAGTTTGTAACTGAGATTTTAAAACAGGATTTAATTATAACCAATGGTAAAGAAGAAAGTTGAACTTGAGGAGCCTATAAGGCCAGTGTTCGATCAGAGATTGGAGAAAAGGGACCGGAGAGAGTTCGTCCGTCAGCTATCACAACGTGGGATGAGTATTGGTCTTTATGAAGGTTTGTTTGAAGATATCCGAAAGGCTATTGTAAAGGCAAGGACAGATACCTTACCTATGCTATCAAAGAAGCAGCTTGCTGATAAGGTTGGGATCAGCAGGAGCTCCATAGATTACCTGGAAAAAGGTGAAAGAAGGCCATCCATATTTAACCTGTTTATGATAGCTAATGCAACGGGTAAACGCTTAACAATCACACTGGAATGAACGTATTTGTAGATGCATTATTGGCCTGTTTATTTGTCCTTTTTGTAGGTGTGATACTTTGGTACATGTTCAAGACGTTGTTCCATAAAAAGCATGGGGAGGCCGCTGAGGAAACGATTGAGCCATCAGATGCAAAGGACATCAAGGAGGAGGAGTTGGCCGATGATACCTGGGTATTTGTCAAGCACCGTGGGATTGTTCTTCCGATGCGTAAACATGAGAAGATTAACCTTTGGGATTGCTTATCAAGGGAAGGGAGAAATGAACAAGTAGCGGAAATGAAATCTGCAATAAAAAAGGGGAAGATACAAGAATATTGGGTAGACAAAGATACATGCCTGTATGTGCCCAAAAAGGCAAATCTTATCAAAATTAGAGATCAGTACCTACTATTCAAGCAAGGAAAACTATGATTAAACTTCTTATATTTGCATTGCTGTTTAACGAAGTCTATGCAAACCAAACTCATAACGAAAATAAACCCTGCCGTGATGCAACCTGCCTTCTGGCTTCGTTGAACAGCCATTACGGTGGGGCTAACTTTTTTATGAAACTTATACCTCTCAACACTCGAAAAGGAAATAGGTACCATGGAAAATATTTTGCTCAGGTAGATGATGCAGATTACGATTGGTTGATGCAATGGAAATGGTGTATTTGTAAAACAAAAAAAACTTTGTACGCGACAAGAACCGATAGAACAACTGGTGACTATAGGAGTGGTGGAAAGCATACTAGGGTAGTAATGCACCGTCAGATAGTGGGTGTTACTGATCCATCCAAACTTGTTGACCATATTGACCACAATGGCCTAAATAATCAACGAAACAATTTAAGGGAAGCAACGAAGATGCAGAACTGTAAAAATAGAACCTCTAGCGATGGTTCATCGTCTAAGTTTTTAGGTGTTTGCTTATTTAGAAGCGGAGGTATTAAAATACCAGAAAGAATTAGGTGGATTGCTGCAATTGCTATTGATGGAAAGTCAAAACACTTAGGCATATTTGAAAATGAAGAGGATGCTGCTCGAGCATATGATGATGCTGCAAAAATACATCACGGACAATGGGCAAATTTAAACTTTAAAGAGAATGATGAAACCTGGAGAAGCAATGGTGTTCGTAGAGATACCACCGGCAATTGATTCTATTAATACGGCAGCGGGTAAACTGTACGTAGATACTAGCTACAATGTTGGCCAATACGCAAATGTATTCGCCACAGTCCTAGGTGTTCCTGATAAGATAAACTCACGTTCAGCAAGGGCAAACAAGGGCAAACAAGGCCATTTCAGTCCTGATGAAGACATGCGATTAAAGGTCGGTGACACTGTTTATTTCAGCTATCTTACAATTACTAATGCTAAGAAGAACTTTGACAGGGGGAAGTATTGGGAGGAGGATGGTAAAAGGTTTGCACTGCTTCCATATGCATCTTTATTTTTCGCTGTAAGGAAAAGATGTATATCGGCAATGTCTGATTCCCAAATAGAGAGATTAGCTAAAGATGGCTCACTTTTATCAGAATACATCATGCTTAACCAGTGGATTCTAATCGAACCGGTAGGCATAAAACAGCACTCAGAAACGTTTGAACGCTATGGTACCGTAATGATTGACGATGAACGTTCTACGGGGAACATTGCTGTAATAACAGACAACCCATTCAAGAGCTCAGAAGGTATCGTTGCACATTGTCCTGCCGGATTAGGCATACAGCCCGGTGACAACGTAATATTCCAGAAGGAGAGCGACATACCGGTTGAATACGAACTGTGCAGGACTTTGGACAAGCCATACTGGAGAATGGAGTGGAAAGACATCGTAGCCAAGCGTAATGGCCGTGGTGTTGATTTGGTCGATAATTACTGCCTGGTTATACGCGATGAACCTGATACTAAGACCTCATTCGATATCTTTGCTGAGGAGCAGTTCACAGGAGTTATTGTTCAGGTAGGCCCAAAGGTGGTGGGATTAACTGTCGGCCATCGGGTATTATTTGTTCACAATGACTATGTAGAGTTCCCTCACAGTGATGGCAGAACAGGTATTTTAGTTCGGGAGGGGGAGATGTTGATGGATGCCAAGGAACATAAAATTGTAAGGGTGTGATAGATTACAAGAAACTTCTGATTAAGTATATCGCCCATGTAGAAGACACAGAGGGGATAAACTTTGGCAACTATATACTTATTCAACCCTAGAGAAAGTCGAGGGCGCTGATTTTAATGAAGCTTTGAAAATATTGTCAAAATGAACCATGCTTCTCTTTTTTCTGGAATTGGTGGTTTCGATTTAGCGGCTCAATGGATGGGGTGGGAAAATGTTTTTCACTGCGAATGGAATGAATTTGGACAAAAGATTTTAAAACACTATTGGCCGAAGGCCGTAAGCTATGGAGATATTACAAAAACAGACTTCACTATTTGGAGAGATAGAATTGACATTCTATCAGGGGGATTCCCATGCCAACCGTATTCAGTTGCCGGTAAAAGGAAAGGCAAAGAGGACGAACGCCATTTATGGCCCGAAATGCTTAGAGCAATATGCGAGATTCAACCGCGCTACATCGTGGGGGAAAATGTTGGCGGAATCGTTAGTTGGAACCGAGGAATGGTTTTCGAGGAAGTGCAAACTGACTTGGAGGGTGCGGGGTACGAGGTTTGGCCGTATATTCTTCCAGCTTGTGGTAAAGACGCACTCCACGAGCGCGAAAGGATTTGGTTTATTGCCCACTCCGGCAAAAACTTTGGGAGATTTTCCGTTCAGTCCGAAAACCCTGGAACTTCAACAAAACGGGAATGGACTTCGTCCTTCGGGTGCGAAAATTGGGAGCAGTTTGAATTGGCACCCGATAGCGTTACCACACTTACGAGATGGGCTAATAGACCCGCTACTGTTGAATTTTATGATGGGGTTTCCCCCAGATTGGACATTGAAGCCTTTTTTAGAGGCTCAAACAACGGATACGGAAATGCAATAGTGCCACAAGTGGCATTGGGAATTTTTAAAGCAATAGAAAAAACCTTTTAAAAAAATGCAACTAGGGTTGAATAAGTATATAGTTACCAACGAATAATTCAGGGTGGTATAGAAGTTGGTAATACGGTTCATGCATCTGATAAAGTAACCATTATAGCAGAGATAGAAGCAGTAAATAGAAAACACGATGAAATCAAGTGACTTCGAACAAATGAACTGGCGTATTGACCTCATACCTGACCGTATTGTCATTGAGGAGTATGAGGAGATAAACCAACGTTTCCGCAAGTTCGCCCTTGACTCTGTGAAGATATTCAAGGAAATAACCAACGACCAACTGGTCCGTTTTATCATTTACTCTTACCACAAAAATTCTCCCTTTGTCAGAAAAATCACTGAACCAAAGCATCGTAAGAATCAAGCCTTATTAGAGGCCGGTGTAGACCTCAAACTCGATGAGGTAAAAGAGATAGTAGCCTGCGAAAACGAAAAGGTTGCTGAGTTGATATATGCCTTCCTGATTGGCGAAAATAATATCAAGTTCAGCACCCTCATGATGCAGACGGATGCCTACTATAAGATGAACTTCAAACTCGCATATGGCGAGACCAACATCACAAAAAGCACTATAGAGTCCATCAAACTTCTTGAACAGAACCTGGAGTCCCTCGCACATGACGTTTTCTTTGGGGAACGGGAAATGGCTAACTTCGCCATGGGGATAGCGAACCGAGGACTGATCCTGTCTCCCGAAATGAATGCCGCCCAAAACAAAAAAGTTTAGCTACGAAGAATGGCAAGCTACAAGGAAGATTAAATCCGGCATCGCGGACCTTGAGCCATATACCATCCAATTTCCAACTCCTCCGGCTCCGGAACTATTTATCAATTATGGACTCCCTGCAAAAGAACAATTCTTTGTAAGAGAGGAAAAACCTGAGTGGTTAGACCGGCTCAATAGAATGAAGCGAAGTGAGGCCATGTCAGTGGTCAAAGCCAACCAGTATATGGCCGAGTGGATAGACAGCCAGTGGAGGAAGCGGAATGAGGGGGTATTCATGTATATCAAAGGCATCCCACTGTATATACCCGGTAAGTATTGGTTCTACATGAACTATTACTATCAGAACACAGCAAACGGGGTGGCGCTGGCGGACTTCCGGATGCCAGACTTAGAGTGGTTCTGGATATGGTGCCTGTTCGTATTACCCAACCCAAACATCTACGGAATAATTGAGTGCACCCTTCGTCGGGATGGGAAATCAGCGCGTAGCTTCGGTGAAGACCTTGAGGAGATAAGCAAGGAGGCCAACGTAAAGGCCGGCGCTCAGAGTAAGACCGACAAGGATGCCAAGGATACTTTTCAGGAGTTTATTGTTGAGCCTTGGCGAAGGCTACCCTTCTTCTTCAACCCCATATTCGACAACAAAACATATCCGTCAAAGGAAATAAACTTCAGGTCACCATCGACATCAGGTGAGAGCCTGGATGCATCTATACTCGCGGAAGCGGTAATGGATGAGCTGGGCAGTTCAATTGAGGTAAGGGCCACCGTTGACAATGCATTTGACGGTAGAAAACTTCGTCGGTACACCTTGGACGAGGCAGGTAAGATTGAAGAAATGGATGTGTATGAGGCATGGCGTATCCACAAACAGTGCCTCAGAGTAGGTCAGAAGATGGTAGGTAAGGCCAAGATCACAACTACTGTTGAGGAGATGGTTAAGCTGGGCATGGAGCCATTCTGGAGGATATGGGACGAATCAGACCGCAAGCCGGAGAAGATGACCAAGCTGAATCAAACCGTCAGCGGACTTGTACCGATATTCAAGCCAGCGCATGAGGCATACATCTACGATCAATACGGGTTCCCAATAGCTGACGAACCAACACCAGAGCAGGCAGAGTATAGGAAATCTGTTCTTATTGCCGAGAATCGTTTGGAGGAGGTAAAGCAGGGACAGCACTTCCTCGGAGCCAAGGAGTTATTAAAGATGGAGGAGGAGTCTCTTTCGGGGAAAGCAAGGCAATCATTCCTCCGAATGTATCCACCATCTATATCAGTGGCCAGGAGGTCAAACAGCACAGAGTGTGCGTTCCCCGAGCATCAGGAAATAATTGAAAACAGGTTGGATGAACTTCGGTTTGGTCAGGACGATGTGTATGTCGGGAACCTTGAGTGGAAGGATAACATCCAGGATAGTGAGATAGTGTGGGTACCATGCAATCACAGGGATAGGCAGGGTAAGGTTTATGGGGATGAGTGCCCTCGGTGCCGGTTCAGATTCTTTACAATGGATCACCTGAGATATGTCAACAACAACTCCAGGGACTCGATGGGGTATCTGATGCCAGGAAATAAGGGGAAGGGCATGGTATCAGCGGATACGTTCAAGTACGCTAACACTTCAGGGAACCGAAAGTCTCAGGCCGCATCTCATGGCTATTGGGAGTTCGATTTAGAGGTTGATCAGGGCAGGGACCACGTTGACCAGGTATCCGATGACTTCATCTTTGAATACTTATTCAGGCCCAAAACACCGGCAGACTTCTGTGAGGACATGGTAAAGGTCTGTTTCTGGCTGGGCTGGGAGATGTTCCCCGAAATAAACCTTGCTACTGTGTGGGACTACTTCCTTGCCCGGGGATATGAAAACTTCCTGAAGTTCAAGAAAATGTTCAAAATCGTTGACGGAAAGTATAAGATAGAGGAGAGCAAAACACCGGGGATGGTTACGCTCGGGGATCAATCAAAACTTCCGACGTTCGCAGCGGTAGAGACCTACCTGGACAAAAACGGATACAAATGCAAGGCTCGTAAATTCCTTCAGGACTGCAAGGACGTAGAGTTCTCAAAACTGACCAAATATGATGCCTTTGTGTCTGGCTCTCAGTGCCTTTATGCAAGGTCTCCGGTCCAAAGATTTAAGCCAAAAGTGGAGGTAAAGACGCGAACAGGACTCGACGGAGCATTTATGCTCAAGCAGGCAGGTACTTAATTTTCGATACTTTTGTCGTAAACAAGCAGCATGCAGTTCACTCCTGAAACCCTACCAGATTGCCCACCAGAATTTGACGGATCATTTCCATCGCATTTGGTGGACCCGGGTAGAAAAGACAAGGCATGGCACCTGGCATATGTCCGTGGGATGTATTATCAGTGCAAGAATAACCTCGGATATTTCAGCAATGATCGAAAGTATGATTGGGTGGATGCAAGACTATATGCTGATGGTAATCAACCAGTTGAGAAGTATCACAAGTGGTCATCAAGGCTAACAGATGGAGCCGGAAATGTGGTAAGTTACATGGACTTAAACTGGAAGATTGTATCCCCTCTTCCAAAGTTCTGCGCGGTATTAAAGGGTTACTTCTCGAAGCTCCAATACAAGATTCAGGCAACCTCGATCAACCCGGAGGCATCAGATGACAAAAACAAAATCAAGGAAAGCATATGGGCCAGCAAAACCCTTAAACCATTCTTCGCTGAACTTGAACAGATTGCTCAACAGAGCTTTGGGGAAAATCCCATCCTTCCATTTGTACCGGACACCAAAGAAGAGCTTGAAATGTTCTTCAAAATGAGTTACCGTGACCAGGCTGAGATGGCTATGGAAATGGGACTTCGTCAGGTATTTTACGAGAACGATTGGGATACCATGTCGGATGAGCTGTGGGATGACGTTATCCGTTTGGGAGCGCTGGGCACATGCACGTATGTTGACCGCATCAGCAAGAAGATAAAGATGCGCTACTGTGATCCGGTAAACATGATATTGGATACGTTCAGGGGTCATGATGGTGAGTCTATGGAGAGAATCGGTGAGTTCAGATTGATGACCATACAGCAATTGAAGCTGGCTGCGGGGGATCAGTTTACTGAGGCTGAATATTACGACATGGCCTATCGCCATCGCGGACAGTATGGAAACCAGAACAACCTGGTGCCCTATGCTGACTATGTGAACACGGACTCGCTGTATACTTACAACCAGTGGGATAATTACCAGATACTTGTGCTTGAATTCTACACCGATAGCTGTGATAGAATAATGCGCGAAAGGAAGCCGGTAAAGGGGGTAAACTACTACTTCAAAAAACCTTTTGACACTCCTCTTGGAAAGAAGCAGGTGACCGACGAGTCCGGCAAGATGTTGTATGAGAAAGAGGTTTTCGCTACCGATACCAAGACCGTCTACGGAGGTGTTTGGATTGTGGGGACCGACTATATCTACGATTGGGGAAAGACCACCGATATATCCAGGCCAAAGGATAACAGGAAGGAAGTAATGAAGCCAATGCGCTTCTACCGCTGTGAGAACCAATCAAGGATAGAACTTGCTATCCCTTTCGCGGACTCATACATGCTGTCATGGCTCAAGATTCAGAACCTGAAGGCTCGGGCAATTCCAAAGGGAATCATGATCGAGATTGGGGCATTCGAAAACGTTGCTCTGGATGGTAAGATTCAAAGCGCCAGGGAGTTGCTGGAGCTGGCCATTCAATCAGGTATAATTGTCTACCGGAAGAATTCAACAATCGATGATGAAAACTACGACACTTCGCATCCAATAACGGAGACCAAGGGTGGTATGGGAGCCGAGTTCAAGGAGCTTATCGAGTCCATGGCAAATGACCTTATGAGCATTCGTGAGGTAATGGGGATATCTCAGATGTTTGATGCATCACAGCAGAATCCAAAACAACTTGTCGGTACCGCAGAGATGGCATACGAGGGAACAGAAAATGCCTTGGCACCATTAGTCAAGGGCTATCAGTGGATGCACAAAAAATGTGCTCTCGATGTGTGTTTGAAGTTCCAAATATTGGCCAGGTATATGGACCTAGAAGTGTATGAGCCAAGCATCGGAAGGGGACCGGTTCAGCGTTTGAAGATGGGCAAGGATATATCCTCTGTTACATACGGAATCGAACTTGAGGCACTGCCTACACAGGAGCAGAAACAGCGGATACTTGAGGCTGCAAAAGGAGCGCTTCAAAGCACGAACGATCCTACTAAGGGAGGTATTGATTGGTCCGACTATCTCAAGATTGAGAAGTGGGTCATCAATGGGGATTGGAAGCTGGCCGATGCTTACTTCGTTTACCGGGTTAAACAGTCCAAACAGGAACTCGCTAAACAGGCTCAGGATAACATCAAGGCCCAGGGAGAGCAGAACCAGAAACTGCAACAGGAAAAACTGCAGGCAGATGCTCAAAATATGCAGATGGAAATCAAGGGCAAAAAGGAGCTCAGCGACAACCAGGCACAGAACGATATGAAGGTCATTGGGTTCGAATATGACAAGAAGAAAGAGCTTCTTGGAATGGACCATGGGCATGACCTGGCGGTTGCCAGAGGGGAACGCGCAAATGCCAAAAAATAAAAATCTTAGTTTTGTAACCAATTAAACCAAGTATATGACACCAACAGTAGGGTCAAAAGGAAAAGAAGCGGGTATTGTCGCTGCAGAAATGGGCATTGTCGTAAAATCGGGACCCGAAATGGGAACTGGCGGCAATGGTCAGAATCAGGACAATAACTCAACAGCCAACGAAAAACCTGCCGGCAACGGACAAGGATCAACGGAGCAGAAGACGGTCGTTCAGCCCAAAGTGATAAACATTGGGAAGAAACCGGTGGAAACGCCGGCAAAAACAGTAGTTCCCGAGAAAGGAACCGAAACAGCACCCGCAGTAGTTGCGGACGATTTTGATACCAGATTTGAGTCTCGTTTGAGCGAAATGTTCGGGCATGATTCGAAGAAGTTATCAGAAGTGTTGGGCCGGGTACCAGTTCTTGAAGAACAACTAAACGCAGACCCTTACAAAAATCCTTTTACTAAACAGTTGGATGACTTGCTTGGAAAGGGAATACCGGTAGAAACAGCGGTTAAGTATTTGACCACTGACTCAACCAAACTGTCGCACAAGGAGCTTATGGCTTTCAAAATGCAACAGGAATATCCGGAAATGGCAATCGAGAAGATCGTTCGCCAGATAGACCGGAAGTATAAATTGGGTGACTTCGCGCCCACCAAGAAAGTTGATGGCGAAGACGTACCTGACGAATCAGATGGACTTGAACAATTGGAATTCGATGCCCAGCCTATCAAAAAAGAGTTCGACGCTCTGAAGGGCCAGATGTTGGAGACCGGTAAATCAAGGGCAGATGTAGTAAATCAGCAACGAGAAGTAGAAAGAGTAAAGTCATGGGCACCGGTAGCTCAGAAGGTCGTAAATGATTTCGATGCAATCGAAGCAACAATGCCTAATGGCAACGTTCTGAAGTTCGCGGTTGAAATGACCCCTGAAGAAAAAACGGCCTATGAGGGACAGATTGCTCAGTTAATCAAGAGCACTCCTGGCCTGGGAACAGATGAGGCTGGCATTAAAACCGCAAGAGCCGTAGTTGAAACTCTTTACGTAGCAAAGAACTGGCAAAAGATGGCAATCGCATTTGCTGAACAAGGTCGGACGATGTCTGACGAGGAGTGGATTGCCGAAATACATAACCCTAGCCTTGGGAATACGGCTGCTAAACCTTATACCGGTACCAAGCCAAAAGCTGACCGGGATGACCAGATAGTAGGCCATATCGAAAAAGTAGAAGGCAGGGCAAGAACGAGAACCAAGTAAACCTCTTTATTTCTAACCGAAAATGATACCACAAACCAATGTGCCGTCCGCAGTTGTCGCGAATGCAACGGACGCGTATATCTCCACATTCGACATACACATGCCGAGCAAGCGTAACAAACTGTTCAAACGCTTCGGTAAGCAGGGTGTAGGCTTCTTCAATACTCTCGAAACCCTGGGATTTGTTGATGCCGTTAACCAAACCAACTGGAGCCATTATGAAGAAGACTACTGGCATGAAACATTTACCGTTCAGACATCAGTTGCCGATCCCGGTGCTGGTAACCCGGTAAATATTCGTCTTGCCGCTTCGAACGTAAACAGCTCTGGCTATTTCTACGTAAGACTTTATGATGACGTTTTATTCCCTAACCAGGTAACCGGTAAGGTAGTTGCAATCGATACCACATCGTTCGCTACTCCACAGATAACTGTTCAACCTCACGTTGCAGCTTCTGATATTGGTGCGCTTGCTGCCGGTCAGGAACTTTCTATTTACTCTAACGGCTTCCAGGAAGATACTGATCAACCTGATGGACGTATCGCTGGGGTATCTGAGTTCTCTTTCGGTGCTAAGATCATCAAGGAAACCTTTACTGTATCAGGAACGGAAATGACGAACAAGGCATGGTTTGATACCGATAGCGATGGAAACTACATCGGCGCTTACTACCTTGACGGACAGCTTCAGGCCGATTACCGTATTGCCCTTCAAATTGATGGTGCCTCTCTTTGGGACTCTCCTATCACTAATACTGTGTTGTCGAATGCCGGCCACAGGAACATGACAGGTCTGATTCCATGGATGACTACCAATAGCCCTACAGCAGTTTATACTGGCGGTCTGTTCTCAATGTCTAACGTTGATTACATGATCAAGAGATTCACCAAGCTGTTCGCTACTGACACCTATATGTGGATGAACGGTATTGACCTGAGCATCGAAGTAGAAAACGTATTGACTGACTTCTTCGATCCGAACCCTAAGATTTTCGCGGGTTCTGTTGAGGGAAGTACTTCTCAGGAACTGAACATCGGTTTCTCGGGTATTAAAAAGTCTGACTTTACCTTCTACCTGAAGAACATGGGTGTGTTCTCTAACCCTAAGACCTATAACATCGCTGGCTATAACGTAACCGGCCTGGGCTTAGTAACTCCGCTTGGTACCGCAAAAGACCCTAAAAAGGCTGTGAATATTCCTTTCATGGGAATGCGTTACAAAGAAATGGATGGATACTCTCGTAAGATGGAGGTTTGGCCTTTATCCGGTGCCGGTAACGGGCCGAAGAATATCAGCCGTGACCGTCACACCATCAACATGCGTTGTGAAATGGGAACAGAGTTCTTTGGATCAAACAACTTCTTCCTCTGGCAGAAGGCGTAATTGCAAACAAATAAAAGGTAGGCCGGCTTGTCCGGCCACCTTCTTTTTCAAGAATAACTAAATTTAAAAACTATGTTGTACCTCAACGAAAAACAGTGGGACAAAAAGGAATGGATGGTCGAACTATCGAAACACTTCGATGTTAAGGCCAACAAGAAGAAAGAATTTGCTTTTCATTTAACCGATCACTACCGGGGAGTAAAGTATGTAGATAACAAGGCTGTTCCTACGTATCCCGAATCGCTCAATTACCCAATGCGTTATGCAATGAGGATGAATGGCGAAGATGTGCAGTTGAGATATGCGGTTAACCCGAGCCTGGTAAAGCCGGCAAAGGGGGGTGGAACGACCACCGTTGATGATGCAGACCGTATCATCTTCAACAACGGAGTATTTAGAGTAAAGGCTGACCAACTGGATTTGTATCTGTTCATGCTGTTAGCACCGAACAATTACACCAACCCTTATTACTTCAATTACGAGAAGAGAAAGGGACAGCCTGATTTGATGGTAAGGAACGATGAGGCGGTGCCTACAGGCGTTCAGATGATGTTCAAAGAGAAAAATGCAGAACTGGAACAGGCCGATGCCTTTGATCAGGCGAGAGCGAAATATACTGCGGAGAATCACATCTTCTCAGTGTTGACCGAGGGCGAGTGCAGGGAACTTTATAAAAACTACGGGGAGCATGACTACGCTGAGTCAACCCTGAAGAGGATCAAAAACTTCCTGTTAGGGAAGGCTTCTGAGAATCCAACGTTGTTCATGGAGAACGTTAACAGCGATGTGAGGACCATCAAGACCAAGGTGGTAGAGGCCATCAATGCAGAATTGATAGTCTTTGATTCGAAGTCAAGCTGGTGGAAGTGGACAGGTCCGAAGGGTGAGAGGATCATCCAGGTGGCAAGAGGCCAGGATAATATCTTAGCTTTGGTTCGCTATATCAACGAAAAAGATGACGGTTCTTTACTGGCCGCATTGGAGGAAAAGGTAATAGCTGCTGAAAAAGAAATGGCAGAGTAACAATTGGGCTTCGGCCCTTTTAAAATTTATATCATGTTGGTACCGTCGCAAATATTAGCTGCCCTTAAACTAAGCAGCGCTGTTGTTTTAAACAATGCAACGGCTCCGTTCAACACGATTCAGACCAGCGATATTACAAACTGGTCTGGTGCTTTGGGTTTAAATCCTGCAACGGATTCCGCGAAGCTCATATTCAACATAATTAATCCGCTGGGTATTCCGGTCTACACAAACGTAGGCTGGAATACTTCCAGTTTTGCTGCTCCGGATACAGTGTTCAGCAATACACCTAACCTTACTGGTCCATTGGAGACATTGCCGGTATTGACAGGGAGTCCAACAAATGAGGTTCTTTCAGGAGCCTATAGCGTGTATGTAATGTTCTCAGTAGTTCAGGGAGGCAATCCTGCGGTTACCGGGGAGGGGGTGTTCACTACAACCATTAACGCTGACCTGCTGCTGCCTAATCCTACGATTACTGGCACCTATGCATGCAACACATCTCCTACAACGTTTACCGCTACAGATACCACGGTTCTTGCAACCACTCTTTATTTATTCTCTTCAGCGGTTCAGAGCATCACAGTAACTCCACCGGTAGTATCGGGTCAAACTCCTACAACTGCGTCAGGAAACACTGTTACAATCAATAATTTGTGGGCACCGGCTCCTTATCAGTATAACTCATCAGGAACGATAAACTATACCTTGGGGCTTGATACCTTCGCTGTAAACTATACTCAAAGTGGATATACTGATGTTATATGCAACACTGTCCTCTGCGCGATGTACTGCTGGCTTACGCAGATATCTAAGGATTTTGCATGCGAACGTAACGCAACTACTAAGGCGCTTTTAGAGCAGAGATTGATATTGGGGGATGTATACTATGCTCAGGCACTAAGGGCGCAGGTTTGCGGTGATTCTGGCGGTTTCCAGAGCGCTATTGCAATGTTCAACAAGGTTACCTGGTTTGATGGTAACTGCACTTGCTGTGATAACCTCCCTCCAATGCCGGTTATACCTTCAGGTCAGGTTGGTCCAGCGGGTCAGAATGGTTTGACTCCTATCTTCCAGTTCGCTGGCGGGTGGTTACAATACAAGTATACTACGGGAACACAGCCATGGACGAATCTTTATCAGCCACCGGCAGGTGTTCCGGGGCCAGCGGGAGCGAACGGATCGAATGGCGCTGCTATTCTTTGGAATGACTTCACTAATTCGGTTAATACCTTAACCACTCCACAACCTGTTAAAACATATCAGCTTGCCGGGAATACTGTAGTAGGGATTGGGTCGCAGATTCTCATTTTTACGAGAGCAGAGATTATTCAGGCAAACATAATGACCGCGACAGTAACTTTTGGCGGTTTAACGCTGGCCACAGCTACATTGAATTTGAATACTGGCCAAAATCCTGAAGTATATTTTGAAATTTCTGTTGCAAATACGGGAGTAGGATTGGGAGAGGTGGTGTTCAAGATTTATACGCTCGATGCGGGAGGAGGAGTGATGCATCAGGTAATATCAGAACCTACCGGAATTGCACCTGATTGGACGGTAAACAACAATATACAATTGGTAATTACTGCCGATTCTACAACAGCACCAGGCGGGGCAGTATGCAAGCAATTAACCGTTAAGTTGGAGCAGATAGGTGTTCCGGGAGCAGGCTTGGCGCCAGCGGGGATATATGCAAACGATGCTGACGCTGCGGCAAATGGTGTTCCTTTAAACGGATGGTATACAACAGCAGGTAACGGATATTTAACTCAAAGACTCACCTAATGAAAAAGCTAATTTTCATCTCTTTACTCTTGATGGTAAGAGTATTTGTCAGTGCTCAATATCCTAATGCAATACCTGGGAAGGGAATCATTGTAAGCCGGTATGATACTTTAAGACAGTCAACTATTGCAGATAGCTTTCATACGGTTGGGCAGGTAATGACCTGTATCGATAAGTATGGAGACTTGGTGCTTAAACCGGCTAGTGGTGGTGGCGTAACTGGTCCAACAGGAGCAACAGGAACAGGAGCAACAGGTCCAACAGGACCAGCAGGAGGGCCAACGGGACCAAGTGGTGGAACCGGAGCAACGGGTCCAAGTGGCGGTCCGGTAGGGCCAACAGGATTAGCAGGCCCAACAGGCGCGGTAGGTGCAACGGGCATTGCGGGTGCAACCGGTCCAACAGGAAGTATATCAGGAGCATGGTCATTAACAGGAAACGCAGGCACAACACCGGGAACAAACTTTATTGGAACGACCGATGGACAAGATTTAGAATTTAAGGTTCATAGTAACTTTGCGGGAATCATAGACCAAGCGAGTTCTAATACATCTATCGGGTATTCATCTAATAGCAACAACGGGTCAACTTCTACTGCCATTGGGTATGCCGCTATGCTATATCAAAACTTAACGGCATCAAATAATGTGGGCATTGGTAATCTTGCGCTAGAATCGGCAGCGGGTTCATCATATAATGTGGCTATTGGTTCTAGGGCAATGGTAAATACTAGCAACGGACAAAGAAACGTTGCAATAGGGTATCAAGCAGGACAGCAAATATCCACCGGGCAAAGCAACGTAGCGATTGGGTATGGGGTAATGCAACAGTCATTTGCGGGTTCTTATAACGTGGCGATAGGTGCAAACAACCTACCGTATTGCAATGGATGTAATCAGAATACATCATTAGGTCTAGGCGCATTAAATAGTGTTGCAAATGGCACTCTTAATACCGGTGTAGGATATGGTGCAGATATTGTAGGTAATGGGCAAACAGAATCTACTGCGATAGGAGCAGAGGCTGTTGTTGGTGAAAGTTACGCAATCTCATTAGGCGATACAACAAACTCTTTGCAGGTAGGTATAGGAACAGCTTATCCACAAGCGTTACTTGACCTGGAAGTTGGTTCGGCTCAATCAGGAGAGGTAGGGTTTAGGTTACACGATGGGACACAGGGAACGGGCAAGGTGCTCACTTCAGATGCAAATGGTAATGCCTCATGGGTATCATCCCCATCCTTAAATGCCCAAATCGATACCGTCACTAATCTTACCGGCTCAACTCTAACCCTAACCAAAAACGTATTCAATATCGTTACGAGCGCATCACAGATTTTATCTATAACGCTTGCTTTGCCGGCAGGAGTAACGGGGGATGCTATAGGTGTTCAGCTTATTTACGCGACAGCTAACCTGATAGCAATAAGTGGCGCAAATACGGGAACGATTTCAACGATACAGCACACAAACGTAAAAAACGGGTATCAAATTATTTTACATAACATCAACGGAAACTGGTATTGACATGCGAACACTAACTTTTATCATCGCCCTTCTATTTGACCTTGCCGTTTACGCGCAGGGCACTGTTTTTATGGTACCTGCCATACCGAGTGGAGGTCAGGTGTATCCAATGGATAGCACAGCGTCTCCATCAGCGGTATACGTTGGAACCGGTAATGCAGCGGTGAACCTGGGAAGCAACAGTTATTCGTTGCAGTTCAATGGAACACCACCGTCAGGGACACAGTTTATTTGCCGTTTCGATGCGACACAGTTAACGGCGGTGGCAGCGAATGTTTCGATATTCGGTTTAACTCCATTGGTAGACTATCCTAATCAGGGTGTTTACTACATCAGATATTTGGTATCAGGAACAAGACCCAACAATAAGACGGTGTATGTAAGTTATACAAGCAGCATGGTACAGTTGCAGAATGTCAATGGAACGGTAACTTTTAATGGTGGCGTTTATAGCAACGATAGCCTTGTGGCAAAACGGTTCAGGTTGAGTCCACAGACATCATTAACACCTGGCAATGCAATAATCAACGGAGATAGTTCAGGAAATACAAAGTGGGGGTGTCCGGCATGCTCATGGGGCGTTCTTGGAAACACAGGGTTAAATGGCTCAATTAATTTTTGGGGAACCACAGATACGTCCAGCTTGAGTATCAGACTGAATAATCTACCGGCAGGAATTCTCAGCTACAATAACCTTAATAGTGCTATTGGGATAGCTTCTCTTTATCAAAATACATCTGGTACTAACAATACGGCATTTGGTGCAGACGCGCTAAAGTCTGTGACATCTGGATCGAATAACACTGGATTAGGTTATAATACCTTGGCACTTACATCAACTGGTGGGAATAATACTGGAGTAGGAGCGACATCTTTAAGTGGGCTAACTACAGGCAGTTACAATATTGGAATTGGAGCAACATCAACACAGGCCAGCAATACGCAATATAGTGTTGCAATTGGTCAGGGAACAACTGCAGCAAGCTATAGCATGGCTTTAGGTCCAAATGCGATTGCACAGAGTCAGAATCAGCTTGCTTTAAGCCCGAACTATCAGAATATATTATGGCAAGGCCACCCATCGGCAATAAACTATTTCCTTGGTGATTCAACAGGAAGTGGTAACCTTGTTCTAATGGCATTACCAGGTAGTGGGGAAACATACTTTACCCCCGTTACCGGCGATAGCATTCTACCTCTGACTCAGGATATCGGAGTTAATCCCGCTGGAACATTGGCCAATCTTACCATCATTATGCCGGCGCTGTCATCTGGTATTACCAAGATTGCAATCAGCACCAGCCAGGTAATTACGAGCCTTCACTACAGCGTAATACTTGAGGCGGGAAGCACAGTAAGTCCTAACGCTCCTGCATCTATTTTAACTGTTACCGGAGGTCAGGGTGTAGTGCATCTAAAGTATCAGCCGAACACCTCAAGCTGGCAACCGTATTAATTTTGATACCTTTGAACCATGGACGTAAATCAGCTTTGGTTATGGATGCAATTTTTAACCAAAAAATTACTTTCTGGTGAGATTCAGCCTGATGCATTCAATCTCGCGCTGAATGCGGTTAACATCGACTTCTTCAATTTAAAGTGTGGTCTTCCACAGGAGTATCAGCCTAATCATCCAATGCCAAGGCAAGCGTATGAGGTTAGCACCAGGATAACTGATGATATTCAGCACCTTCGTAAGAGAGCAACCATTGCAAATAATGGGTTCAACATTTATACCATCCCAACAGATTACGGAGCCTTTTCTTCTATGAGATACCCAAGGTATATTCAGAAGAGAGGTGTACAGAGCATTGATTGGAGAACGATTGATATCCTGACCGATGAGGATTACAACGAACGGTTGGAGTCAAATTTATTGCCTATTACCGCAAAGAGTCCTTTTGGATGCTACGTTCAGACGGTTAGTGGAACTGGTTGGGAGGTTCCGTTGTCAGACATTACCACTATTCAATTAACCTATCTGAGATTACCGAATACACCGGTATTTGGGTATAACATGGTTAACGATGAGCCGGTTTATGTTCCTGCAGCGTCAACACAACTTGATTGGCCGGTAACCTGTCATCAGGACTTCGTGATTGCACTGTGCAGGTATGTCGGTATCTACCTCAATGCTCCTGAGATATTGCAGATGCTTGGAGCCAGGGCACAGTCAGGACAGGCCTAATAAACTTAGCCTTATATTTGAGCCATGGAAATAGAGAAATACGCAGAACTCGCTACCAGGGCACTCGGTTTCAACAATAATGAGCGTATTGAGGAGAGGGATGTGCTGGGTATCGCGGAGGTGGTTCTCGGAGAACTGATCAAGGAGATGCTGAGCAATGGAGGCGGTTTGACTGCTGAGTATTACCACCGGTTCACATCAACATTGGAGTTCGATACTCAAATGAAGCTCCCTTTCATCTACAAGCCATGCGACATTTTAAACCTTCCAAAGCATCAGTCTTATCGTTACGTTGGTACAGGTGATATTGAGAACTCGTTCATCCCGATGACATGGGGTGAGATAGCAACCTACAGCCGGTTAGAGGCTGGTCAGGCAGGCGGCAGAACAGTATTTGCTCCGCTGGGTGACAAGATTTACTTCCGCTACATGCAGGAGCCAAAGCCTTGTGAGATTGTTACTATGATAGTTCCTTCATTGCTGTGGCTGTATGATAACCGCGATAACGTAAACTTCGTTGGAACCACTGATGTGGAGGGTGTTCTGTTTGACCAGGTGTTGCAGAAGCTGCAGTTACGCAAACAGATGCCGGTAGACAATTACAATAACAATAGCCCCGATAACAAATGAGACACGAAGAAGAAAAAGCCGGTGTTTGGTTAAAGGACCTGTGGTATGTTGTAGAGTCTGTAAAGGCGAACTTCGGCATAGACTCAACCTCTTTTGACATCAAGTTCTTCAAGTGGGCCATGGATGTTTACCGGGATATGAGTCTTGCTAACGTGATGAAGTCTGCATCCAGGACGATCCACATCCCTATTCCAAAGTACTATTTCGAAGATGAGAATCAGCAGGAGCCGGCAGTTTGGCCGCCAGTAGGGCCACCACAGGGTTACCATGTAAAGAGGCAGCATAAAAAGATCAGGATTCAATTACCGGTAGACTTTATCGATTACCAGCAGGTTGGTATCGATTGCCATGGCTATATCCAGCCCTTAGATTACAATGAAAGGATAATAACCACAGAGATGCCCGTAAGCAACTGCTGTGGGGACGAACTGGAGCAACAACTGGAAAGAGACCGGCTGTGCAACTGCGGGGGAGAAAGTCCTCACGGTGGTTTCATAGGTGACGGATATTACGATTGGGGTTTCAGTCCTTTCTGGAAGAACGGTCAATTTGTTGGAGGGGCCTATGGCCGGTCAGCGTATCGTTACAAGGGAGCCTTCACAATCGATTGGGATACCAGGGAGATTGTTCTGGATAGGTGCACACATCCTCGCCACGGCATCGTCCTGACGTATTTAAGCAACGGAATAGGCGAAGGCAATGTCAACATACAGAACGGAACAGAAGATGCGCTAATTGCAGGCGTAGAGGCTAAGAAGGCATATTACGAGTTCCAGGCAAAGCCTGCAAGGGAGCAGGGAAAGGTAGGGATGGCTTTTGTTTCCTTGGCTGATAAGAAATATCACAAACACGTTAAGAGGGTAAATGCCAGAAAAATGGCCATGACCACGGATGAAATCCGAAATGCATGGAATCGTTCCATCAAGCAGTCTCCTAAACGATAGTAGTATATTTGGGGCATAAAATCCCAATATGGCTGACAATCCTTCGATTAAGTTAATCTCCATAGGAGGCTTGGACCTAGATTCTGATCCATCTAAAATAGCCAACACCGACTACCTCATCGCGTATAACATGCGTAACAGCATCAGTTATGGCAATCAACAGGAGGTTCCGTGTAACATGAACGGGAACGAACTGGTCGCTTATACACTTGGGAACGCCACCTATCAGTGCCTTGGTAGCCTGGAGGACAAACAGAACAGCATCTTTTACTTCGTATGGGCATCTGACGGTAAGCACAGGGTCCTCAGATATTACCCTGGTAATGTGAGTGTGAACCCGCTGGGTGAGATACAACTGGTCTATGAATACAACTTTGGATGGTCTCAATATGAGAGAATCACCGGCATTGATTTTGTAAACGAGCAGTTGCTGTATTGGGTGGATAGCGTAAAGCCTCGCAAAATAGATGTGGTTAAGGGTAATACCACTAACAAATTCAAGACATGGGACATCACCATGCCGGTTAACGCATCAGGAGCCTATGGGTTCGTTATAGATGCGGTAAACCTCAACACCGGAGCGATTACATCTCAGATAGTAAATATCAGCGGAACCAACAGGGAGGCGATACTTCAGGCGCTGGCCACGGCCATCAATACCCAGGGACTTCAGAATATATTCAACGCTGAGGCCTGCAGTTGCAGTGTAACCCTTACGGAGAAGGTGGCAAATACCTACAACGTTATCTTCTCGCTGCCTGATTTTAAGGTAGTACCACTGAATTGGTATGGGGTAAACCTGATTGACCGGTTCAGCGATGCATGCAAGTATCCCAACCAATATCCACCGCTGGTAACATACATACAGGATGCAACGAAAAACTTCAACTTCGTAAAGGGGCACGTATTTCAATTCAGGACTGAGTATATCTTCGACAACTACGAGCAGAGCGTTCTGAGCCCTATTTCGAATATCGCGGTGAATAATCTGAACTGCGATGGAACAAACAATATCCTGTACAATGCCATCGAGGTAAACTTCAACGATTCGCTTCTTCTTGATCCAAACACATGGGTATTGGTAAAGAAGGTCAATGTGATGGTCCGGGAATTAAACACCGGTAATTGGCTCCAAATTAACCAACTTGACTACTGTGACTTCATCTACCAGGTAGGCCTGAATACAGTTTGTAAGTGCGACTTCTACAACAATGAGCTGCCGCTATCTGTACCACAGGTGCTGGCTGGTCAAAATTTCGATAACCTTCCAATAAAGGCAAATGCTCAGAAGTTTGCCAGTAACCAGCTTGCTTATGGTGGGATTACGGAGAACTATACAGGACCGGACTGCGTGGAGGCTGACTATCGCATCACAATAGGGCCAACTCCAGACAAAAAACTGTATAAAGTTACTTTCAAAATACGGGTATTATCAATTCCACTATTTCCCGGCCCAACAGGAAACACAGAAAACCTACCTAGTCTTTATCCATTTTTCAACACATCTCCATTTTGGAACCCATCTGACAATAACCTAAATTATACTATCCAAAGGGGGATTATAGGGCATGACACCAGTAGAAATACACCATTTCAACAGTTTTATGGTGGGGGTGGGTTTAGTGGTAATAATGCGAACGATTTTGGGATAAGATCCGGAATGGAAACAACATGGGATCAGAGAATACCAATGGGAGGGTGGCCAATCTACCTAGCAGGAACTCCTTTTTACGGAATATCTAGGCAAGTGAATATAAATCTTCCAATTGATGGCACCGGGGCATTAGACACCTCTACGGCAGCTTTTCGGCAGGCAATAGGCGCATATCTATTGTCTGGTGGTGATGTGTTCAGTGAGGTGACCATGCTTGTTCCCGAGGGGGAATACATAGCAAGAGCAGCAAGCCACTGGTGTGGGATAAATGACCCATTAGGTAAGGGGTTTCTTTATGATTTGAATGGTACAGCATGGCAGAAGACTTCGGCAAACGTATGGGGGGTATATGCCCCTGGGAGTGGAACTCAGCCAATGTTTACACCCAATTCTTGGCAGTTTACCAAAGAAATAAAAATTGTAGTTACTGGGGATATGCCAGATGCGGGAACATTCTTAATAGCGGACCTTGCGCCACCATTTTTTGTAGACCCCACACCGGGAACAGGTACAACTACTTGGATGCCAATCAACGCATATCTGTATGATTCTAATAATAATGGTGCAGTTGATACCGATGTAAATGATATTCAGTTTAATGGAATTCCGGTAGAGAAGACCATCATTGAGTATGTTGGAACCAATGCACCTGACGGAACATTTGATCCAGCAGACGCAATATTTAATTCATGCACTACTGACGCTAATGGCTACTGGTTCGGGATAAGTCCTAAGCAACCAATCAATAATGCGGTACCGCCATTTGACAGCCATAATGCTGTTGGATTAGCAGGTCAGTTTTCTTTCAGGGCCCTGCAGATAAACAGCAATATTATATCCAATACAACTTTATTTTGGAATGGTTCTTTGTCGGCCATGATTACCAAAACTATGTCTCCGATAGACTTTAACTTGGCGGTATCAAACTCATTGGTTTTTGGGGTTCTAACTACAACAAACGGAACAGGAAGAACATCCTGCGCTGCAACTATAAAGGGCAGTGTATTTAATTTGCTAAACCAACCTCTTCCTGGGATTGCAGTTATTTACCAAAACGGGGCCACAGGATATACCAACACAAACGGGGCATTTGAACTATTATCCTGGGGAGATCAGGTAACTCCAAACATAAATATATTCAAGTTCCTAAATCGTGCCTTTGCAAGCGGCACAGGAAGGACCGTTGATGTACTTCTATATCAGGCAAACCCTCTTTGTATAACGGCCTATCCGAACGGCCATGAGTCTGTTGCCCTGAATGTTAATCCCATTAATACGAACCCATCATTACTTCAGGGACCTCCTTACTCAGAGACAGCGTTTTTCCTTGCGCTTGACTTTACAATTGATGAGTCTGCGCTTGGGACAATAATTGCCCGGAAAAGAGGTGGGAAGTATATCGACGGAGTTGCCTACTATGACGCTGCAGGTAGAGAGACTGCTGTTAGTAAAATGTACGAAATATACATTCCGTTCGAAACAGAAGACCTGAGCTTATTTCCTAAAGTAGTTCAGGGAAATGGGTTACCCTACCCACCGGGAAGTTATGTGGGCGGTATCCCAACTATCGAATGGTTTATCACATCAGCACCACCAGAATTTGCTGTAACATACCAAATATTAAGAACACTTAACAGTGCACAAGGGAGATACCTTCAATGGGCAGTGAACTCTGTTCAATATTTAAGCAAGACCTCTTACATATCCGGATCCATTAATGAGCCTCAGATTAATACATCATATGGAAATGATGATGCTGTGGCCATTGATTTGAGCCTTGAAAATATCTCTGAGTATAATAGAGTCTATCCTCAAAGCGATATAGCATATTCACCAATGAAGGGAGATCGGCTGAGGTTGATATACGACAGTAATGTAAAACTTATTGATGGGCTGTATGACTTTGAGGTGTTGGGAGCAAATCAAGCGGGAACAGGGATAATCATTGCATCGCAACTAATCCCATTTGAAATAAAGCCTGGTTTTTTGGTAGAGATTTATAATGCAAAAAGTCTACTAACGACAACTCAGCAAATATTTTATGAAACAGGAAATGTGTTCCCATGTACAAACCCAGGACAACCAAATAATCAGCATAGTCAAACGAGTGGATTTTTTGCTGACGGAGATACATACTGGAGGGGTAGACTGATTGTGGTGGACGATCCAATTTCTGGATTCGCTGCGGCACTACCATTGGTTGTAGAAGATGCCAGCGTAAGTGATTTTTACTTATCGTTAGCCGAGGACATAGGTAGATTAAACAAAATAGACCCCTTCCTCATTCAGATATACAAATACACGGCCATCAGGGTGTCGAACAGCTTTGTTCCTGATAGCCAGATCAACGGGCTCAGTGCCTTTCAGAACGTTGACGATATTCAGCTTGACATGGCGTTTGGGCCTATCATGAGACTGATAGCAACAGGATTTGTGCTTGGTGCCGTATGCCAGAATAAGTTCGTATCAAATTACCTGGGGGCAACACAGGGTGCCAAGCCTGACGGAACCCTGCAAATAGCATCACAACAAGGTTTTGTAGGAGACTCAAGGCCACTGTTGGGGGACTATGGCACTCAGCATCCGGCCACAATAATTGAGAAGGATGGCCACGGATGGGGAGCAGACTTTCAGAGGGGTATTGTGTGGGAATACTCAGACAATGGGTTAGAGGAACTGCAGAAATTGAAGGTTCGTAACTTCTTCCGTCAGTTCATGATATCGGGGGTATGGGATGCTCATGCCGGGTATGATGCATTCTACGGCGAGTATATCCTGACTGCATGGGTAAACGACAATGACTCAGCAACTTTCTTTTCAAAGAATGCAAGCATTTATGGTTTCCACGTTACAGACCCTGCGGGATATAGTGTGGGAGAATTGGTTCAAATAACTTTTGTCAATCAGGCTACGCAACAGACCGTAACTCTGAGCCTACCAATACTGATCCTCAGCCAATCTGATATCTACTTCAACTTTGGCACAGATAATTACACCTTTAGCGCAGGAGAAGCGGTATCGTTTGTATCAAAGGGACAAGGGTATACTATCGCATTCCAAAAGGACAAGCGCCGGTGGACAACGTTCTACAACTTCTGGCAGGACTCGATGTGTGGTGTAGGTATGAACTTCGTTACATGGAAATCGGGTCAGTTGTACCTGCATGACAGGGGACCGATAAACACATTCAACGGGGTATACTATCCTTGGTTACTAAATGTTGTAGCAACCCAATTCCAACTTCAGAGCCAGCCAATTAAGGTTTGGACCGCTATGTATATCCAGCAGCTTGAGGGAGCAACAGACACGTTGTTTAACTGGTCTATACCGGTAATAACAAACGAGAAGGGGCAGCTATCCAGGTTGATTAAAACCTTGTTCCAAAGGCTTGAGCAGTGGTGGCATACCGCGATGAAGAAGGACCTGAATACTACCTCGGTTACCAATCCTATCGTCAATGGCCGGGAAATGCGTTCACAGACACTTACACTCAACATGATCAACGACTCAACCAACCGCGTAGAACTGCGGGAAGTGAACGTTGTATACCAAGACTCAGTGGGAAATACGAAATAGTTAACTTTGGGCCATGTTCGAATGTTCACAGTGCGGCTTATGCTGCAGAAACACCGGAAAAGTAGTAGCTGACGCAAAGAAGGCACTATCCGAAGGAAGCAAATCAGTTCTAACCAGGATAACATCTGAGTTCCCATTTGGAGCAAAGGAAAATGGTTCCTGTGAAAAACTTGGAGAAGATGGCCGATGCACTGTTTATGAGAACCGGCCAGACATCTGTAATGTTGAGAAGAGCTTCGAAACTGTGGGCGCAGGAATGACGAAGGAGCAGTATTACTCATTGCAGGGAACTTGTTGCAATGTGATGATAAAAGAGGCCGGAATGGACGAAAAGTATTTAGTCAAACAAAACTACTAACATGGCAGGTATTGGAGCAGGATTAGGGGGATTTGCAAGCCTCATTACTAACCTGATTAGCGCAGGTGAAAAAAACGCTCAAGCCAAGAAACAACAGGGTAAGGCTGCTGAGCTTGAGGCACAGGCCAATGCTGTAACACCAGAGAACCCCCTCAATGACCCAGCGTATAAGATGAAGGCATTCCTCGCTGCTGCTGGTCTTCCAGGGTATGAACAATACAAGGAGGGTTACAATCAGGATGAGGCCAATGCTGTCGCGCATGCGGAAAAGGATACTAACAGCAGTGGTGCTTTACTTAACTTTTTGGCTGCAAGCGAAGGCCAAAAGAACAAAGCTGTTACCAGTTTAAATACTCAAAATGCAGCTTATATTGAAGGTAAAAAGGTAGCTCTAGCTGATCAGTATGAAACCGAGAAGATGAACTTTGACCAAATAGCAAGGGAGCCGAAGGCGAAGCTGAACTATGCGGCCACATCATACGAGAATGCTGCTCTTCAGGAAAAACAAGATGGTCAAGACCAAACTTTAGGAGCCATCGGTAAGGCCGGTTCGGATATCGGTTCATTACTTGGAACAATAAAGAAGCCGGTTCCTTCGCCAACATTCGATGCGACAAGCCAAACAGGAGGAGTGAGTAATGCGGTAATTCAACAGGTAATAAATGCGATTCTGAAAAAGGGCAATGATGCCGCTGTTCCGTCAGACTTTTAATTTCAAACTATGCCAGATCCAGGTTTAACATACGTCAGCGGTAATTACACAGCAGGGCCAGGTATCAGCGCTCCATCTAAAGTATTTGGACCTGAGCAGGTAGCGGAGTTAACCAACAACCGGCTAGACCAGTATGTGCAGGACAAAAAGCAGGAACAGGCCAAGAACCAGGCCAAGCTCGGGAAGATGCTTTCTGACCTCGATGTAAAACCAACGGGCATGTTCGAAAAGGATTTGCCCGAGTTTGTTAAGGCCAAGCAAGCACTGGAAGACTTCTATACTCAAGCCCAGGTAGCCGGTGTTGATCCTAATAACCCAAGATTTTTGGAGCAGTATACCAAGGCTAAGAAGTATAAAGATGGTCTTCAGGCTATGGTACAGCAGAGCGTTAATAACAACAAGGAGTTTATAGAGGCAGTAAAAAAGCTGGATAGCAATAAGAATGATCAATTTGATTTTGACAGTAGCCAGAAGAATCTGGAAGCCTTTAAAAATGGAACGTTTGAGGAAAGGAATAAGTTAATAGGTAATCTATTAGTCCCAAACAACACAGATTATGAGCATAAATTCATGCTTGACCTGTATAAGAATGGATTGTTAAAGCCAGACACAACAAAGGTGGCTCTTGATGCAAAGAACCCTGTAAAATATGATAAGGCAAGACTGAAGGAACTAGAAGCCCTTGACTCATCAGGTAACTTAAAAGGGGATGAGCAGAATGAGTTAAAGGACCTTCGAATCAGCAGAGATGAGAATCAAAAACTTGTCGAAGGATATGATGTATCAGAGACGAATGTGAAGTATGGGGACGATATTACCTTTAAAGCCAAAGATGCTAACGGAAACGTAGTTGACCAGATGAAGTTACCCTCTCAAACATTGGGGGCGGCAAGAGAAATGATGGCACCCGGAAATAAGGCAGGGGATAAGAGTAGGAGAGAGCTGATAAATTTAAGTAATGGGAAGGATGCCTCTGGTCAAATACCGCAAGTACAAGACCCAAACTATCCTAATGACCCCACAAAAACAATTGATGACCCCATTGCACAGGAAACCTACCGAAATCTGTATTACAACCTGCAAAAGATGGCGGCAGGGTATGGCATGTTTGGTGGACAACCTATAACCGGAGATGAGCTTTACGCGGCTCAAAAGATATCAGCTCACGCTAATGGTATCAAGAGGGCGTTTGAGGCAAAAGAAACACCCGCACAGGCAGCCAATGCGAGATACTGGAACTCTGGTGCCGGAAGGAAAGAGAAGGAGCAAACGTCATTTGCTGATGACATTGTTAACCAGGCATACTCTTGGCTTACAGGAGATCCTAAGCACGTTCATATGGACTCAGATGGCAGGAATGTAGCCGACCTTGTTGGCTATAATAGTTACCTTGGGGCAGAGTATAAAAAAGGATTTGGAAACCGAGTTGAAGACGCTCAATTCATTAAAAGACCTGATGGAACAACGGTCCTCCGGGTGAAATCATCTGCAAGCAAAGCAAAGGCAGCGCAGAATCCTACAATAACGGCACAGTACGAAGCAACAACGGCTCAGGTTGAGGCGATTGAAAACAATCCGAAGGTTTACGACAAAAATAATCCTATAAATCCGTGGAAAGATATCAGCCAGAAGGCCGATTATGAGAAGTTACAGAACCACCTTACCGAACTAGAAAAGGCTGGCGGTAGCGGATATACAACTTATACCGTTGATCAACTTGGAACGCTGGCACAGGAACGAGTTATGGGTATCATGCATGGACATGGTGATCTCGCTACAGTACTTGGCGAGGTTAAAGATGCGGTGGACAGAAAGCTAAAATCTGTTGCTGGAAAGAACCCCAGTTACGGGGCAATAAAATCATCAGATAAGGCTGCATTACAGCAGCAACTTGAGGACAACTTGGATAAGATGAATTATATGTCTGAAGGACCAGATAAGGCAGACTTTGTAGCAGAAAATACTCGCCTTCGGGAAAAAATCAAGGCTATTGAGGATAAAGAGGTCGGCACCAAAACATCAACCAAAAAGACACCTCCTCCAAAGACGGGTGATGTTGTATCCGGACATAAGTTTAAAGGAGGAGACCCAAACAAACCAGAAAATTGGGAGGTTGTAAAATAAGTAAAAGTTTATACCTTTGAAGCATGAGAATGCCCAGAAAAGTAAAAAAAAGACTACAAAAACGAGTTGCTAATGGGGCTACGTTTGATGAATTTATGTTTGAATTCATGCACAAAAAAAGAAATATTTTGTTTAAGAGGTTTGGTAAACAATCACCCATGTCTGCTGGAAAATTTATAGTTGCTAATTATATGTCTCCCGATCTAACTAAAATAGAGGGTAATGCATTTGATGATGTATTATTACCTTTGAACAATGGCCGATGACAAAAAACCATGGGAAGTAGAGTATGACAAGGGTAGCTCAGATAGCAAACAAGCTACCACAGAGGCAAAGCCTTGGGAAATAGATTATGACAAACCGGCTTCCAAGAAAGAAGATGCACCCGTAAACTCTAATGAAGAGGCCCAAAAGAAACTACAAGATGGTGGTAAATTACCTGGACTACAGGATAACAAAACACCTGGGAAAGAGTCTAATGAGGCGGTTCCTGTTCACCCACAGAACGAACGCCTTCCTGATCCAATAAAGAAAAAGGTAGGCGATAAAAGCGTTGAAACCTACGTCGCTGAAAAGAATCATGAGCAGTTCAAGAAGCAGGGAGAGATGTCGGATATTGCCGGCAAGCTGAATCAGTTTCAATATTCTGATAACTGGAAACAGTTTTTAGCCCTCAGCGAATCATTCGCAAGCCCCAACTTGAAGAAAGGGACTCCAGAGTACGATGCGGCAGTTAAGAAGCATGATGAACTTATGGATAAGCCGTTCGACTATAACTCCGTTCAGTATGAGTGGGGGTCTAATCCTACACCGGCATCCACCTCTGAAAAAAACTACGTTAAGCCAGCGACAGAAACTACCTTCAATAACAAGGTTCCAAAAGAATTTGCCAGTGTAAAAACAGTTGGTGATGCTGTAAAAGTTTGGAATAAACTGAGTGCTGATGGGAAGAAGCTACAGGAAGAGCATAAGCAGGTAACTGCTGATAAGGATGAAACAGTCAAGGCCGCGAGAGATATTGCCGGCATCAAGATAAACCAAGCCGGAGAGCATCAGATAAACCAGTACGAGTCCTTCGTTGATGGGCTTGTTGGTTCGTTCAGTTCAATAAAGAAAACGACTGACCTGCTTACTTCATCTCCAGAGGAACGTGCACAGATAGGTTTGCAGGGCGAAGGAGAGCAGCTTATTGATCCAAAGGTCCCTACAGGATTTGGGGCAGGAGCTTTTCAGGCGGCAGGTAGCCTTATCCCGTTGGCCATGCCTGGGATTGGGGCAGAGGCTGCGTTTGGCAAGGGAATGTTAGCTGCCGGTGGTGCAATGTTCGGACAGGGCCTTATCATGCATATGACAGGATATGCACCTGCATGGCAGGAGATGTTCAGCAAAACATTTAACGAAACGGGGGATAAGATGTTGGCTGTAGACAAAGCCGACAAGACTGCAGCAGTACATGGAACGGTGGACTTCATAGTAGGTGCTGCCATGCTTCCAATAGCTACTAAATTAGGAGGAATAGCAGGCAGGGCTATACTTGGGGAAGAGGCTGCGAATTACCTCACCAAAACAGGAGAACTTAACGCAAGCAGGATGCCGTTAGGCCGGTGGGTAGAATACCAGTTGGCTCATCACAGTATTGCATCGAGTCCGTTTTACGCGGGTAAGGTAGTTACAAATGCCTTTGATATTGCCAGCGGGGAAAAGAAGGGATACCTGGATGGAGCCGCCGATCAATACATGGGTGCTATGTTGTTGGGGTTCGGAATGGATGGATTCATGTATGGCAAAGGGAAGGTAAGGGATATGTGGGGTAAAACCCTATCAAAATATGCTCCGGATGCTGCTGTTCAGTTCATCAACAAAATGATTGGCGAAGGCAAGATGGGCCAGAAGGAAGGCACTGACATGGTAGGAACCATAGAAAATCAGGCCCGGGCATACAAGATGATGCCAGATGGAATTACCATCGACCACGAAGGCGAGATTCTTCCTATCCTGATGGAGAATGATCAGCTAATGCGCCAAAAGAATGAAGGAGACCTTTATCCTGACGTTGTTACCATGGATAAAATCCGGAAGAACAACCAGAAGATATTGGAGATTACTCAGTCTCCACTATCGTACGAAGAGTTAAAGGATAGGGCTAAATTGAAGGAACAGGAGAAGGCAAATGGTGGAAGACTTCCACAGCATGACCGGGATATGTTATCGCACTACGACCGCAGGCTGGATGCTATTGAGGCTACCAAGGCTGAAATGGCTAACCGGAAACAGAAGGCTATCGATGACATGATTGATAAGCTGTCTACCGGTGATAAGGTAGAGGCTACTCCAGAAGAACAGAAATTCTATGAGGAGAATAAAACAGCAATCGATAAAGGTCTGGAAGATAAACAGACCGCTATTGACACGGAGAAAAAGGCATCCATTCAGAACAAGATAAATGCTGGGGAAGAAATTACCGGCGATGAGCTTGCTGACAAGAAGAAGTTCGAAGAGGAAGGATACGAGTTCAGGCCCAAACCTGCTGCTCCACCGGCACCTGTTCCCGCACCTGAAGAGGTTCAACAGCACATAGCCAACAACTATAAAGCTGATTTGAATGCCATCGACGCAAAGATGGAGTCAGGAGAACTTACCCATGAGCAAGGGGAGGCAGAGATTCAAAAGTTGAAGGATAAGGCAGTAAAAGACCTGGCCGATAAGAAGGCTGCGGAGAATAAAGCTACGCGGGAATCGCTTGAACCAGACATGAATGCCTTCAGCGAATACGAAGCACTTCAAAAGAAAAAGGGTATCAAAAAGACCAACGGCATGGCCGACTTCCTTGAAAAGATGGGAAGGAAGGGTGCAGCTATAAAGGCTATCTCAGACAATTGGAGTGAGCTCAGCAAAGAACTTGAGAAATCAGGCATCTTGGAAGTTGACTGCCCATAGTATATATTTGCTACATGGTAGCAGTAGAATTCATCATCGACGTAATCCTGGACGCACCATTTGAATCGATATATCCTGAAGAGATGAGAATCCCTTCCGAGATCAAGCATCAGATGCTGCATAAGACCCAGGCAACCTTCATCACAATGATCAACAAGGAAACCAGGGAGCCAATTGGCGAGACGTATTACCTCCCGTTGGACTTGCTTGAACAACACATGACCGAGTTACAGGCCGGGGCATGGATGGGAAAACAAGCAGCATACATCTACAAGAACACAATTCTTCCTGAATATCAGGGTAAAGGGTATGGAAAGATGCTCACCGATTTCAGGCTCTCTCATCTCAAAAAACAAGGGTATAAATACTCCATCGGTCACGCGAGACACAACAGGTCAATTAAGCAGGCGCGTATGTTCGGAGCCACGGTCATTTCAGAGATTGATAACTGGTCAGGCGGTAGCGAAACGGTATCTCTTTGTGTGCTTGATTTAACCAAGTTCAGTGATCATGAGATTGACCGGGCAGCAGTAAAGGCCGGTATCGAATCAGGATACAAATACACAGAAAAGATAGCTTATCAGGACGGTTACCGGGCAGGTATTATCTTTGCTCAACAAAATGGCTATAACTCCTGACGATAACATGGATGGCATCGATGAAGATGCAGACTTCGTAGAGACGGAAGAAACAGGCTATGAGGATATCGAAAGTGATTCTGAGGACGATTCAAACGAAGATTGGTAATGGACAAAGAACTGCTCAAAAAGAACGTCATCATAGTTGACAATGGCTCCCACATCGGATTTGCCCAAAGACTTTCGCGTGAATTCGGGAAGGTATACTACCACAACCCATCAGGGAAATCATCTTATCCGGCAGAGCATGACGCAGCCGTAGGGGAGGGCATGAAAGGAATTACAGTAAGCTATGATTTCTACGATGACCTGAAGGATAGCGATGCAGTATTCTTCCTTGACCTGTACCATGATGATTGGCAACAGCACCTTGTGGACATCGGATATCCGGTATGGGGCGCAAGGGAGGGCGAGGAGATAGAGACTGAGCGAATAGAAGCAAAGAAACTGATGAAGAGGCTTGGCCTACCGGTAAACAAATACGATATCGTTAAGGGACTTGACAACCTCCGCGAGTATTTGAAAAAGAATGATGATGTCTTCGTTAAGGTATCCAGATGGCGGGGTGATGGCGAAAGTTTTCACTCAGAGAATTACCAGGCTATTGAGAATAAGCTGAACCACATGCAGGTATTTTACGGCGCAATGGCAGACACGAAGGAATTTGTAGTTGAGCAGCCCATTGAGGCAGTTTGTGAGGTTGGTTTAGACCTTTACTGTATTGATGGTGTTTTTCCAGATATAGTGCCGTTCGGGTTCGAGGCCAAGGACTGCGGATATGTATGTACTGTGATGCCATTTAAAGAGATATCCCCATTGCTCACTGACCTTCCAATGAAGATGGCCGATACTCTGAGAGAGTTACAATACCGGTCAGACTTCTCCACAGAGCACAGAATAACCAAGAAAAAGGTGTCTTACTGCATAGATATTGTAGCGGGTAGAAAGCCTTCTCCTCCATCAGAACTGTTACAGGAGCTCATCCTTAATTGGGGGGAGATAATGTTCTACGGAGCCCAAGGAAAGATGATTCAGCCAGAGTATGCAGCAAAATTTGGAGCCGAGATAATCATTCACTGTGCCGATGCTGAAAAGGAATGGGTAACAATTCAAATACCAGAAGAGATTCGCCAGTGGGTAAAACTAAAAAACGTGTGTTATTACAACGATGCGTTTCAGTACATACCACAAGCGTTTGATATGGAAGAAATAGGGGCGGTTGTAGCTATTGGCGATAGTATTGAGGAATGCATTGAGAAGGTAGGGGAATACTGTTCTATGATTACAGCACATGGCTTAGAGATGAATGTAGAACCCATTATGGCTAAATTACAAAAGGCCATTGCCGATGGGGAGTCCGTGGGTATTAAATTTGGTCAGGAAATATAGCCTAAATTTGCCTTCATATGGCAAAATCACCTTCACCGTGTATCCACATTGACCTACGTACCGGAAAAGTTTATTCCGAACAGCAGTTTAAGGCAATGCTGGCAAACGATCTTCCTGAATTACTTGAAAAACTACCAGAGTTTAAGCCGAAGTATGAGGCTGTAGCAGCAAAGGTAGATGAGCTGGGCGGGACCAGTGTAATCATAGCGCCATTTTACGATAAGCGAGCGGCCACCAGAGAAGAGGCCGATATGCTTAACAACTCCCCTGCGGTTCAGCAGCATCTTCAGAACATGCGTGACTTGGCGAAGGCCATGGGGATCGGGGTCAAGAGTATTAAATCTAACCTGGGAAAGTTTGTAAACAAGGAGAAAAAAGAGGTTTACGAATTAAGCCATACGGTTCAGTTGGATACAAAGGATTTAGACAAGGCAACGACATTTGCTGCACTTATGGGCGTAATGGGGCCAGAGGTTCAGCAGTCTACTATTGCGGGAAGGGTGCTTTCAGAAAATGAAATCGGCTCAGACTCCCATACGGCAAATAGATTCGATGTTAACTTTTCTTCTGAAAAAGATTTTGATAGGGCAGTGGAACTCGCAATTGCTTCAGGATTAGAGTATTCTGCCAATATTGAGAACCGAACGATATCTTTTTTGGATTTTTCTAATGGGAAAGATACCAAATGGTTGTCAAACTTTAATACCTTTGATTCTCAAATCGTAGACAATGGAATCGACGGAGAATACGCAGTCACCCCAATTGAATCAAGACTCATCGAAGCAACCCCAAAGCCAATCTATGAAGGAGGCCCGCTCTCGAGTGGAAGAGATGCCATTCTTCAAGAGGGGCAAAGGCAAGTGGAACTTCAAGGGGGCGGGGGATTGCTTCGTCATGCCTTGGACGAGGCAGTCACAAGAAACAACGACTTCCTCAAACAACAAGAGCTAGAACCGGTCCGCAAGGAATACGCCGATCTACGACAAAAAGAAATCGATTTAGGGGAGAAGGGAGAGCGCTTAACTGATGAAGAGGTTAAGAAGAAGGATGAGCTGTACAAAAAACTCTTGCCTGAAGTAAAGACCACAGTAGCCAAGGCCGCAGATGCATACAGTGAGGCTAAGGAGGAGATACAGAGCGTAGGGAAGAAGGTTGTAGGGAAGAAAGGCTTTGTCGTTCCGTTCAACATAAAAAGGGCTGAGAGGGCAGCGGTTAAGATACTTCGCTGGTATCAGGGTAAGGCACAGTGGCTCGGGGATGGTGCCAGGACAACAATAGTGGTACACGATGCCGCTGACATCCATGATGTTGTTGAAGACCTGAAAAAACAATACGGTGGCGGGATTGAACGCGATGAGACTACCGGTGAAACAGACCTTGGATATCCAAAACAATTACTTGAGGTAAGGACTAAAAACGGTCGCATAGCTGAGTTCCAGGTAATGACTCCAGAGGGTTACTTAGCTAAAGATGGCATAACCAATTTCCAACCAGAGAAACAAGGTTACGCTAAACAGGTTCTGAATGCTATTCGTGATCGACTTGGCTTTGATATTCCGGATGGTGCCGGCCATTATTTGTATGAAATCAGCAGAGACTTTAACGTTCCAGGTGAACTACGCGAGGAGGCAAACCGGTTAAGCAGGCAGTATTACGATGCCATGACTAACGAGAACAGCACACTCGATGGTAAGCAGTTTGAGAAGGACATGAAAGCATTCGTTGATAAGGTTGACGGTGCCGATAAATCTGGATGGGATGAGGGTAATAAGGGAGTTGCTCCTGAGCCGGTAAGAGAGTTTATCGGTGCAGAGGAAGCGGACAAAAACCTTCCTACATACACAGCAAAAAATGTTGGTTCGATAGATACTAAGGATAGGGAAGGCGCACAGAAAAAGGTTCTGGAAGATGCAAAGAGGGTGATTAAGGCGGTCTCTGGCATCGTTAAGAAGGGTACAGGACTTGATCTGAAGGTCGTTGTTCATGATGATCCGGAATCGTTCGCTAGGGCAGTAAGGAGAGCAGGGGGAAAGAGTCAGAACGCAGGTGCCCGGGGATTCTATATGGGGCCAGATGGAGCGATACATCTCAACATGGACAAGGTTACTACCGACACAATGCTCCATGAAGGATTTCACCCTCTCCTTGATTATATAGCAGCACAGAAGCCGGAAGAGCTCGACAATCTTTATAAGCAACTCAAAAGCGTTCCGGGCGCAGAGGACATTGTGGACCAGGCCGATATAGACTACACCGGAGATGTCACTCGTAAGAAGGAGGCCATCACTGATTTCATCGCCAAGGTAGCTAACGGAGATATCAAAATCGAGCCAACTACTATCGATAAAATCAAGGACTTCATCAATAAAGCGCTTAACGTTGTAGGCTTAGGAAAGGCTCCTGTTGACATGGGACTGGACATGAGTAATGCTGAAGACTTGAAGGCATTGGCAAAGGGGATAAGCCAAAGTTTCGCAACCGGAAAGGAAATAAAGCCATCGGACATAGTTCCAGATTGGTTGCAAGGGAAGGGAACAGAGGGGAACGCTGACCAACCTATACAGCTACAGGCTGACTTCACTCACAAAGAAAGTGGATTAGAATGGCAGTACTTTAAAAACTCAAATAAGTTCAAAGACTTGGTTGATCGGGGATATGTAACCTTTGATAAAACCATCCACGACTTTAAAGGGGCGGTAGTATTCCACATGCCCGATGCGGGGTTTTCGGGTAGAATATTAAAGGATGGGGTATTGGTTTCTGAGGGAAAGGGGGGCGTATACTATCCATTAGTTTTCCATGACAATGGAGACTTTTGGGCAGCTACATCACGCGGGGCAGCGTCATTGGCAAAGAGGTTAAATCAGGCTAGGGCCGCATCGCCGGACGGAAAAATAAGGATGGTATTGGTCTCTTCACCAATAGACAAACTGATGTCTTCCTCGCTAAATGGAATAGGACTTGTAGATATGCTAACATCAAAAGCATTTAGCGATAAGTCTGGGGTTACCCCCACTCAACTAAGGAAAGCAATCATATCCGCTGTTGAGAAGACCGAGGAGTCAAGGAAGCAAAAAAAGGATGGAATGAAGCCATCACAAAAGCCATTATTTAAAGTTAAGGCTGGGGATACGATGGCTGATCTACACATTAAATTAAGGGAATACTACCCACCAGAAAACAGCGATTTTGCAGTAAGAAAAGCTCTAAATAAGAACATACTTGGAGAGCTTGCGGGTTCTATATCCGGGAAGACAGCAAAGCAACTAAACGACTTCTTAGGTGCCGGTACATTTAATAGGGCGTTAAAGTCTAAAGGAGAGTCAGTGTCAAAAGCTAGTTTATCGGAAGGGTTTTCTAATATCCTTGCAGAGCCAATGCTTAGGGGGGAGGAGTCAGGGAAAATGTATGCAGTTATTGAGTTAGGTGCAGATGTAGAGCCAGTAAAAACATCGGACCACGAATCTTATCCTTACACCTTAAGGTCGACGGACCCCAACGAAAAGCCAACAGTACATATTTTAAAAGAAAGAGATCACTGGTACAATCACGCAACAGATGAGGGGGGGGATATTATAGGTGATGACAAAGATAAGCAGGCATCAACGTTGCCGACAAATGCAGGGATATCTAATGTTGTTGATTTGAAGCCACAGGGCGAACCAAAGAAAAGCAAAGAGGCTCCTCAATTCCAAAAAGACACATCGAAAGAAGAGGATGAAAAGAATCTCCCATCTCGGGCAGAGATGATCCTTCAGGGCAAAACAAAGGCTGAAATTGATGCTGAGATTCAGAGAAGAAAAGACCTCGGATTAACAGCGGCCAGGTTCCCTCAAAGAGTGATAGGAGCAAGGAAAGCGGATATCGAAAAAGACCTTGAGGAATTAGGACTTTCACCACTTGAAAAAGCCGAGGTGAAGGCCAACCAAATGGTGTGGGACAAGGCAGTAAAAGAGGTGAACAGCGGGAAGGTTCAGCCACTTGATATTGCAGACAGGATCAACTCTTCATCAGACGCTACAATCACTACAGAGGAAAAGGCTGCGCTACTATATGAACGAGGGAAACTACTCAATGCCCATGATGAGGCGGTAAGCAATATGAACAAGGCAATTGACTCTGGAGATGACTCCGGAGTTTTGAGTTCATTGGAGGACATGGCCCGAATCACTGATCAATACAACCAGGTTGCAACCGCAGCAGTAAAGGGAACGAGCGAAGCAGCCAGGGTGTTGCAGTTGGGTACCAGAGATACTGATGCTAACTATCATCTTTTGGAGGTAAAGCGCCGGCTGAATGAATTCGTTCCTGCCGATGCAAAGACTCAGAAAAAGGTAGAGGGATTAGTTGCTAAATTGAAAGAGGCAACAGACCGGTTGGAGCACAGCCGTCAAAAGGAGGCAGACCTTCAACGTGGTCAGGCCATCCAGGATGAGATCAACAAGCAACTCAAAGAACAGGTAAAGCTGGGCGGTGGTAGGCTGCGCGGGGATGCTCTGATAGCAGATGCCACAGAAGACTTTGCGAAACTGTTTGGCCTGATTGATACCAAGCCACAGTTCCAGAAGGCTGAGGACGAGAAGAACGTAAGTTTCTCTAACGCGGTAGCTAAATTGGCGAAAGGCTTTGCTGATAAAGGATTCAATGGAGATGCTATTTGGGATAAGGTTAAAGAGCATGTCAAGGAAAAGACCGGCAGAGACATACCTGAAATATACAAGGACGATGCCCTGGTAGAAGCCAAAGATACCGGTGAGGCAATCAAGGAAAAAGTAGCTGAGAAGGTTCAATCCGGAGATACAGACCTGAAGGATATGAAGGGAGAACTGAAGAAGCGCCAGCGCGAACTGGTAGCTGATGGCATGAAGAAACATGAGGAGGTGACAGCGGCCATAACCAAGGAACTGAACGATGCTGCCGGTGAAGACAAGTTCGATGAGCGCGATGTGAGGGATGTATTATCTGGATACGGTGATGTGAAAAAGCCATCTGCTGACGAGCTGGATAAAGAAATCCGTGAGCAGAATGTGAAGATGAGACTTGCCTCTTCGAAAGAAGATGTGATCATCGGTAATGCTCCTTTAAAAAGTGGATTCCAGCGTGATGCACCAACTCAGGAGATCAGGGAGTTACAGCGTGAAGTGCAGAGGATAATGAAGGATAAAGGCATTCAGGATGGCCGTAGTCCAGAGCAAAGATGGAAGACCTCATTAGAGGCTATAAAAACAGGGCTGAAGCGCCAGATAGAGGATTTGACCAAGCAGTTAAATACAGGGGTAAAAGAAACCAAGAACAAGGCCAAGACACCTTACGATGATGAAGCGAAGAATTTACTTGCTCTACGCGATCAATTACAATCAGAGGCAGACAGAATCTTTGGTAAAACTGAGTTGAGTGATGAGCAGAAGGTTAAAATGGCCATGGACTCTGCAGAGAAGAGCTACCGTGAATATCAGCGCCGGCTAAGAGAATCTGACTTTACTCCTCAGCAGAATAGCACAACACCTGAAACACCTGCCCTGAAGCAATTACGTGATGCCAGGGACAACATGCGTAAGGCATATGAGAAGGCTAAAAAAGCGGCCCAGGGTAAGGCTCCGAAGTCACCTGAACAGAAGGCGCTTGACCGGGTAGAAAAGGAACTTGATGACCTGATTCAAAAGGTTCAGGATGGGGAAACTGCTGAACGATTAAAGAGCACTACTCCGGAAACTCCGGAACTGAAGCAAGCAATAGAACTTCGTGATAAGCTGAAGCAGCATATGGAAAACATGCGTAACGCTGCTGATCCATTCAGAGAGGAACGTATGGCTCTGGACACATGGAGGAAGCGCAAACAGGCTGAAATTGAGAAGAAGAAGGAAAGGCTGGACCTGATAAATAAAGGCATTGAACCTAATCCTCCTAAACCTAAAATTGAACCAAGGAGCGCTGCGGATATTGCATTACAGGCCGAGGCAGAAAGGCTCAAGATTCAGATAGACCGGGCGATTGAGAAACAACGGTTGGAGGCAAGATCGGAGCTAGAGAAAAAACTGGCCATCGCTTTCAGAATAAAAAGGGCAACAATTTTAGCCAGGGCATCAGTGTTCGTTAAGTTATCGTGCGCTGCAATGTGGCAGGCGGGTATTATTACTCCTACAACTAAAATGGTTCAAACAGGGATTGGAAAGATTCCAGGTCTTAGGGACGTATCATCTAACTCACCAACGCAGGGAAATTATTCTTTGGATGCTGCCGCTGCAAACTATAAGCAGTTTTGGGGTAAAGAAGTATTAGCTGACATCAACAAAACATGGAAGACCGGCATCATGGATATTGATGCTATTGATGGGAAACAGCCTCAGATAGAGGAGCATTGGGAAGACATCATAGGCAACTCTCACGCAGCAGTCAAGGTAATACCGGCAAGGGCAGAATACTTTTCTTCAGCACAGTCAGTAGCGGAGTGGGCAGTGCGTAACAAACTTCGTTTGGATAGTCCGCACACTCAGGAGATAATCCATGAGCTTTCTTATGATAATGCACAGAGGAATATCTTCAAGAATCCAAACGCGATATCTAAGGCATACAAGGAGTTTATCAACCAGGTAGCTGATAGAGGTGGTCCGATAGGTAAGATAGCCAAGACCATGCTGTTTGATGAGAATCTGCCGATCATTACCGTACCAACCAACATCGCCATTGATGGAGCAACGTATGCCTTCGGTGCTGCCAGGGCCTTGGCTGATGCATATGAGTTAAAGGCGCTGGGCGGTCCGAAAGGAGTAGAGGGCGAGAGCAAGGAGAATACGATCAAGAGGTTGAAACTGAATGATGATATCATGAGAAGCCTTGGTAAGCAAACTGTTGGTCTCCTTGGTTTGGCTATGGGGTATTCACTTTATCACTCTCTTGGCGGGTTATACAACAAGGGGGAAAAGAAGAAGATTGATGACTTAAAGCCAGGTGAAATTCAGGCAGGAAACTGGAAGATATCTCCACTGTTTACCCACCATCCAGGGTTCTATTCATTACAGATTTCGGCAAACTTCCAGAGACTTTTGGAGGCACATAAAGCAGATAAAACCAAGGCAGGTAAGGAGCCGTTTAACTGGTCAGATGCTTTGGCAAAATCTGTTCTTGCTACAGCGAAAGAGATTCCTTTTGTAGAATCGATGGATGCTCCGGAGAAGGTTCTTGCCAGTGGCCAGGGTGTGGTTATGGCGGCAGGACAAACTTACCTTGCAGATAACATACCAGGATTTTTGGAGGAAATCGCAAAGGCTACCGATCCGGAGGCAAACAGATACCCTCAAAGCGTATGGCAGGAAATAGAGAAAAAAATACCGGTGTTACGCGAGAATGTACCATCCGAGAAACCTGGCGCACAGAGAGGTGATCCGTTGAACAAAGCGATCAAACAGGAGAAGGAACTTGTTAAGGATAAGGAAGACAGGGGCAAGGGCACATCCAAGGAAGAAAAGGAACTGCAGGGCTTACAGGGTAAAAAGGAGAAGCAGGTTCAGGACCAGGCCAAGGAGGTAGCAAAAAGATTCAAAACCATGGAAAAGGGTAAGGCCAAGGCATCACTGAATAAAATGGTGAAGGACAAAGACATACCCGGTGCCGTTCGTGATGAGGTGTTCAGAGAACTGGAGATTGATAAGTAAGAAGTTTCTATTTTTACACAGTAAATTAAACCAACGATATGCAATTCATCAGTCCCAACTCGGTAACGGTAACGAATGGTGTAGGAAGCTACCCTGCAAGTTTTAATTACGTTTGGGGCGATACTACGAGCCCTGCATTTACAGTTGACTCTGCGGTTAATACCGTGATTCACGTAACCAACTGGCAGGGAACGGAGCAGCAGTTTGAGTTATTGGTCGGCGGTTATTTCGTTGACTACACCAATAAGGCAATTTATCGCATCGTTGCAAACAAATATCATGCTCCTGACGGATCAGGAAAGGCGATAGACCTGTATGTGAACAAGCCAGTGGTTTTGAGTTCACCAACTACAGTTTTCCAGGTAGTTCCATTTAATTTGGTAGCGGGTATCTTCTCTGTTATGGTTCGCCTTGAATCAGGTGTCGCTACAATCAGAAATGCGAATGATAACACTACCTCAAGTTTGGCAGCGGTCAATCAGCGTATCACTATTTCTCCGGCCAGCAACATCAGAGGCTATGTGGAAGCGATCCTTATCGACACAACCGCAACAGGCGTAGCCGAAGCCAGTAACTCTAAATAATCAATGATGAACTGGCTGAAAACATTCTTTGAGGAAAATCCGAATTTTGCCAGCGCAATGCGCCTCATCTACATTTTTGGTAGTGCTTGGCTCATGGCTTTCGTTACGGTATCTGTGTTCACAGGGAAATGCACCTTCGTTGAAGGGTGCCAGTATTTCGTTATTATTTTCGGCCTTCTACAAGGAGGTAAGACTTTGTCAAAACATCTTGAGAATAATTCGCCACAGGAAGCTCCCCCGGCTCCTAAAACAGAATAAATATGCCTACAACAATGATTGACGCTTTGATCCATTTAGGATTGCCTGGGTGCATGCTTGCTTTCTTTATTTGGTACCTTGTGAAGAAAGATAATGACCATGCAGAGGAGAGAAAAGAGCTGAGTGCTCAGAACCAATCAAATACACAGAGGTTCATTGCTGTGGTAGAAAAGAACACAGATGCCCTGATAAAAATGGAGGTCCGTGTAGAGAATGCGGAGTGCAAGTTTGGAGCAGGCCGTTAAGATCATAACTCATTTCGGGAAAGGCCTACAGCAGACTCCGTCCGGCCATTGGGCATATAACGGCCATGTGCTGTATAACTTCATTGCCTTACGTGGAATCAAGGGTCTTGAAATGCGCGGGGAGGCCGAAAGGTTTGCTTCTCAGTATTCAGAGGAACTCACAAACAAGCTCGTTGACATGGAGACGGCCATCTACAAGAGGGAGGTGGCAGAGTGTATTAAGCCGGGTATCCATCTTGAGCATTACCAGGTAGCTGCCCTTATCAGCTTTGCCCACAGTATTGGTATCTCAAACTTCGCACATTGTGCTACGGTTAAGTGCATCAACGAGGGTAAATCCTTAGAGGTCGCAGCGGATTTTATGCTACAGTGGGTGAAGGTCAATACACTCGGATTATCCCATAAAATGCTACTCAACAACAAAGAAACTTTAAAACTATCACCGGAACTCATCGGTAGAAGAAAGGCAGAGAAAAACCTGTTTTTGACAGGAATACTATCTTTGCCTTCGTGAAGCAGATAACATTCATCCTATTACTTATTACGGCTGCAATACAGGCGCAAAACATATCTGGAACGGTAACTGTGGTCAACGGTACCGCAACGCAGCAAACAAGCCCCAATCCAAGCCCTCTTTTAATTGTCAGAGGTACTAACCAGGTTCCACCTCCACAGGGTCAGTTTTCGAACGGTGCATGGTTCTATGATGCTAAGTTGAAATATTGGTATCAATTGTCAGGGGGAACAGGTGCTACTGGAGCAACAGGGGCAGGTGCCACTGGAGCAACGGGATCAACCGGAGCTACAGGTGTTACGGGTCCAAGTGGTCAGGATGGCGCAACAGGCGCAACAGGCGCAGGCGGTGGAACAGGCACATCAGGACCAACTGGTAGTAGTGGACCTACCGGAGCATCAGGCCCGACAGGTAGCAGTGGCGCAACGGGAGCAAGCGGTAGCGGTGGACCGTCAGGTGCAACGGGTGCAACAGGCCCCACCGGATTACAGGGTATTACCGGACCAACAGGAGTTACCGGCATTACAGGTACCACAGGCGCAACCGGCATCACCGGCGCAACCGGATTACAAGGAGTTACGGGTGTTACCGGCCCAACCGGAGCAAATGGCAGCAATGGAACAAATGGGGCGACGGGCAGCACAGGCGCGACAGGAGCCACAGGAGCCACAGGAAGTAGCGCAAATAACTGGTTGCTTACAGGTAATACAGGCAATGTGTTTGGCACAAATTTTATTGGCAATAAAGATTCAATAACCTTTCAAGCCATTGATAGCGGGATACCGGTTATTACCACGCAAGTTACCGGCAACCAATTTATAGGCATCGGCAAAAGGGCGGGGCAGAACAATACAGGCGCAAATAATTTAGCTATTGGTAATTATGCAATGCGTTATAATCCCGGTGGAACAAACCTGATAGCCATAGGTAACAATGCGCTTGCTCAAACAGCGTATAATACTCAAAACAACAACTACGATATTGCTATTGGTAATTACAACATGATTTTGTCGAACAATGAAAATTATGTTGTTAGTATCGGTTATGGAGCATTTAGCGGAACAAATCAGAATGCAAGTTTCAGCACCATCATAGGTGCGGGTGCTTTTAATGGTAACTTTGGTAATAATAACAACACACAAAATTGCGCTATTGGTTATGCAGCTTTACAAAATGGTGGCTATAATAATGTTGCTATTGGTTATTACTCCTTATGGAATGCCAGTGGCACATCTAGTAATATAGCCATTGGTTCGGGCGCACTTGCGAACTCTGGTGGCTCTAATATCTGTATTGGCAATGCGGCAAACACAAGCACACAATTTCTTAATGGACAATATAATGTTATCATAGGCAATTTAAGCAATGTAAGCAATTCATCGGGTAACAACTCTGTATCGGTCGGGTATAACTTATCTGTTCCTCCATCGGCAGTGGCTTTTGGTATGACAAACGGCTTTAACGGCATGGGTGATACGCTGATATATATTAATACTCCAACGCATACCCTTTTATTCACGGATACGTTTGCTTACAAGTTGGCAGAATCAGCAGCAGATACCAATGTTGTAAACTATTTAAATCAAGTAAGGAGAGATGTAGCATTAACTGGGTCATTAGTATTAACAACAGCCTCTGGTGTAAATACTCTTTCAGTAAACTATTCATATTATGATAGAACTGGAGCATATAAAACAGGAACATTTAAATTAACAAATACATCAGGAATTACAACAACAGTAACTTCAGTTGCAGATACATATTCTTTTGGAATAGATGATATAGTTACTAATCCATTACCTATTGTAATAAGAGTATCATCGACAGGCGGCTCACCTACATATGATATTTTTGCACGAATCACGAACATTACAACTACCAACAAATAGCCATGAAAAAACTACTTTCAATATTACTGATATTTATAACAGCCACTTGTTACTCACAGGGACTAAAGATAACGGGTAAAACATTTACCAATAATAGCGACAGTTTAACCATTACGGCTATTTATGTGTATCCACTGCTTACCAACTATAACACATTTGACAGCTCCTTTTCTATCTGTTTCCCTGCATTTTACAGAAGTGCATACGCGGCAAAAAATCAGTTACTGCCAACCGTTTCGTCCTTAGACATAAGGGCATGGGGCATTTCAATTAATAATTATCAGGGTAAAAGTTCTATTGGTATTCCAACCCCGGCTTATCTCAATTCAACAGTTACTACTTATTTGAATAGCTATGGTTTCACGGTAACGACTTTTTAAAATTAACGAGCATGGCAACACAGATATCAAAGTATTTCTCGCTGGAAGAATTACTTGCAAGCAATACAGCAACTGCAAAAGGCATTACAGCCAATTTTAACCCGCCTGCATCGGTTGTGGCTAACCTTACAGCACTAGCAGTAAACGTCCTTGATGCTGTTCGTGAATTGATTGACATGCCACTGATGGATAGCAGTGGTTATCGTTGTCCTGAACTGAATTCTTATGAGGGAGGTATGCCTAATTCACAGCATCTTTTTGGAGAGGCTGCTGATATTTTCTGTGCGCTTACTCCTGATGAATTGTACGCTAAAATCAAGGCATCGGACATCGTTTTTGATGAACTCATCATTGAGCATGATAAAGAGGGTCATCGCTGGGTGCATATAAGCTACGATCCTAACAAGGTTTCTCAGCGCGGACTGTGCATGAAAGGTGAGCTACAACCTGGCGGTGGAACTGTTTGTGTAGCAGATGGCTACGGAGCCTTTAAAAACGCATAACCATGCCTATAAACACCGATATAGAATTCATTGACTCAGTAAGCTAATAGCTATGGAACTTGCGCCTTACGATAATGCGATAACAGAACTATTCACCTTCCTTCAGCCACTATCAGCGTCCTTTGTGGCGATGATAACGGATAGGTTGGCGGTTAATAAAGCGAGAAGAGAGCAACGTGCTCTTGACCGGCGTATTCGTAAGGTTCAGAAACAGGTTAAGTCCGAACTATTGCCGGGGTTGAGTATTGGCGATAATTCTCTGATGATTGCCAACAAGGTGAACATCGAGTTTGGCCAGCAGGGAGACACGAAAGAGATGCGCGTTGAAATCACGAACCAGTTCAATTGGGAGTTACTTCACCTTCCGATACCAGAATAGTATTACTTTTGGCCATTCTTCAAAAACAAAAAATCATATACCATGAACACAAGTTTGGATATCCAGAAAATTACCGATGCAGGCACCAAGATTTCCATCTTCGGAGCACAGAAATTAGCGAAAGCATCTAAACAACCTGACCTGGTTGGAACGTTAACCAAGATAAAGGCGGCCATATCTCAGTTGAACGGAGAAGGAACCGTAACCAAGGACCAACTGGTTACTGCTATCTTCCAGATACTATCTGCCGGCGCTGATCTGAGCAAGAGTCTTTATGTTCAGGACCTTGAGAGTCTGGCAAATCAATTGTATTTGATCGTTACTGGTGGAGGAGGAAACTTCGGCACCGTGTGGGCTGATATTCAGTTGCTGTATAACGGCAAGCTGAAAGGCCTTCCTTCTGCGGAACCAAACATTGAGGCTGATGCCCAGGCATTGGAAACCGGCTTGATCACTGTTTTGGGATACTTGCTGCAGAACCTGAAATTATCTGGCGCTGTTGAGGCTGATATTGCTTCTGTTGTTGCAGGCATTACTTCAGGAATAGACGCATTTGATGCTACGGTTGAGATTACTACTGATGTAGCGGTTGCTGCTCTGTATGAGGTATTAGAAGCTATCGCTGACCTTACCGGTAGCCATACCCCACTGGCAATTGAGCAATTGCTTCAGAAGATATATCAGATCATTGAGGGCAACCAGAGCAACTTCGTGAAGTTCTTCCAGAGCATTGGAGTACAGATACAGGCAGCTATACTGGCCAAGAAAGCAGCAAAGGAGGCAAAGGCTGCACAATAAGTTTTTAGTGTGATTTAATGGTCCCGCGTAGTTTGGTGTGCTGCGCGGGATTTTTATTTGTAAAAAAGGATTATTTTTGTTCTACAAGGGGATGAATACTACGGTATATTCCAAGCACTAACGAGAGCCTCGGCCTCAACTAAAACAATAAACACATGCTACCAGCACAAGCATTTTTCAGCGGCCTTCAGGCTATAAGCTGTAACTCAGATTTTTATAACACCGCTGCACCTTGCTTGCAGGATTTCAATACCTGGCAGGTAGCGTCTATCGTTGCTGCGTATGGCAATGATATCAATGGCAACAAGGTAGGGGTGTTCCACTACGTTTACTCAGAACTCAAGAAGAAAGTAAACAGTGTATTGCAATTCCCGCGTCCTGACTTCAACAGCGATATCACAGTTGCTGCGCTGAAGACATGGTTCGATGCTAACGTTCCAAACAACCAGTTAAGGCTGTATAAGAACCTGATATGCATCGACAAGAATCAGGCACAGTTAGCCAACATCAACGGGGCGAACTATTCGGACGTTCTGTTGAATGATCTGAAAGTTATGCGCCGGGAATATGATCCTACATGGGTTCAGCCAAGCACATCTCCAAATAATCCTACTGTTACACCGGCTACGCACATTTATGTGTATCAGGGTAATGAAACGGATTATAAGATTTTTACTTGCCTTGGCGACCAAACTTTTGCCGGAAACGGTTACTATGGTAACTATTAATTGATTATATTTGTCTTATGATGTCCGCTAGCATCAGAAAGATATTTAACTTTTAAATTCCCTTATCGAAAGGTGTCTAGCGGCATCCGGAGGTAGGGGAATTTCTTTTTATGAAAACAATAACAGTTCATAGTAAAACTCATGGCATTTATCAAATTTTAGTAGACGATGAAGATTATAAAATAGTCTCTAAATACAAATGGTCAGTAATAAAACGAGAGCACACCCTTTATGCATTTACTAGTAAAAACATTGGGAACAAGAAAACACTGGGGATTACTATGCACCGTATGCTTATGGGAGATAGCGCAAAAAATATGCAGATAGACCATAAAGATGGAAATGGTCTTAATAATCAAAGAGGAAATATTAGATTGGCTACAATTAGCCAAAACGCTATGAATCGTAGAAAGCATAGATTAACTTCATCAAAGCACTATGGAGTAAGCAAAAAGACTCAAATAAAACACTTTAAAAGAGTTGACGGAGGTGTTACTACTGTAAAATATGAATGGTGGAGAGCTTCTATTACGATTGAAGGGAAGGTTGTTTCTAAAATGGGATTCAAATCCGAAGAAGATGCTGCTAAATGGAGAGATGAATTAGCAAAAAAGCATCACGGAGAATTTGCTAACTTAAACTTTAAAGATTAGAATTTGGGGAATCTAAATGAAGCGGCCGTTCAAATGCGAACGGCCTTTTTTATTTTATCTACCCTGGCAGATAGATTTGTGTCAACGGAGATAGCCTCCTTTATAACCTTCCTGTAATAGATGGCCATGTTCTTTCCTTTCCGGTTGAGGCATTCCCTTATTTCATCATTGGTCATGTCGGTAAACTCGCACAGTAATAGGGTCAGTACCTGTCTGGCCAGCATGAGGTCATCGTTCCTCCTTGGGCTGCGGAGTTCGTGCATGGTCAGGTTGAACTCCTTGCAGGTCTCGGCAACAACTCTTCGGTATACAGCGGACTCGGTCATCAGTTGTGTATTAACAGGGTGCCGTTAACCTTTACCCATCTGTTCTTGCCGTATTCGTCGATCAGGCTGGAGAAGTACGTCCAATCGCTGCTGTGGCTCATATCGTGCCATCCTACCTTGCATGCAGCCTCTTTCCTTACCATTACCCCAGCACAGTCAATGTGGCCCAATTCGAGCTTTGTATCGATTGTTCCGTATGGGTGAACGATGTCGGTGCCATCAGGCTTTACCTGGTGAGTCTTGTAGTGGGTAACGAACTTGTCACAGTATACGGCAATGGTATCGTCCTTGAATCCGCGTAGCATGGTATCGATGTAGGTAGGGACATGGTAGTTGTCTGCATTTGTAATTACGACGAAGTCAGCCTTAAATGTCCCTTGGTCGATTGCATCCAATGCCCACCTACGGAGAGGGTGTCCCCATTGCTCCTGCCGTTCATCAGTCTCAATAAACCGTATTCTGGGATCGTTGACGTGTGAGATAAAAGCAAACAGGTTTGTATCATTTGGCCCATCATGAATCAGCAACAACTGCCAGTTTTTATGAGTCTGGCACAACAGGGAAGAAACTATCTCAGGAAAGGTATTGTATACCGGGCAAATGAAAGTGACCAGCTTGTCTTCATTGGGTTTGAATACGTCGTAGTGCTCATCGATGCGATGTTTTGTAGCCGGGTAATCTATATCGCACAGGTAGGACTCCTGTAGCTTGGATGGAATGATAGCGGTGAGTCCCATGGCCTCTATCTGCTGAAGAAGGTTATTCTTCTCCCCATGTTCAAATTCATAGCAGTCTTCCTTGGTAACTATTGGCGATGCCGGGAATGTTAGCCTCTTCGCTACGTCCATAGTGATGGCAAATCCTGTGGTACGGATGTGTGGTCGAACCTCGTTTGAGATATGCATGCATGAGATACCGACACCGGGTTTAAGTAGCTTGGCGCAGTAGTGCTCAACAAAGTCTTTGTGCATGGGCAGGCAGTCATCAGTACACCACAGAATCATATCAAATCTTTCCGGCGTAATTTTACCATCACATAGGTCTTGGAAGGCCCCTATATCATAGCCTACATTGCCTCTTGTAACTACTTTCACAGAGGGGTATTCCATGAATGGGAAGGCCTCCTTTATGTGGCTTGCAGAGTTTGAATTTACTAATACCATCAGGGCCGCAGTCAGGTTGTTGCTCTTGTCCCATGCCTTCAACCATAGCCTAACGTTTTCTACTCTGTCATAGACCATTACCACAACGAGGATTTTCTTCGCGTAAAGGACATCTCGCTGCGCTTGGGTTACCGGACTCAGGTCATAATACCGGTCAGCCAGCGTAGCTTTCTTGGTAGCATCGAAGTGAAACTTCTGATTAATGCCGTATTGCGCTCTGTAATAGTCTGAGAGCTTGTTATAGAGCGATACTACCTCTGGAGCATGGTTTATATCTCCGGCCATAGAAAAGCCATTAAAACGATGCTGGATGTATGATTCGTCGATGGTCTCTGAAAATACCTGTAGGTAGATGGGGCGGTATGGCACTTTAAGAAGAGGATAGTTGTAATACATTAGAGCAGTATTGAAGCAGAACTCCTCGTTTACAAAACCTCTGAACAGGGTAACCATGTCTTTGTGTCCAAAGTATATCATTGCTCTTTGAAATATTCCACAGGCGGTATCGCTTCGTCTGAAGTATATCCATGAGGCATTGATGGCCGGCATCTTATCTGGTGAGATATTTCCTACAACCTTGGCTACTGCGATAGGATCACACCAGAACTGAACCTTATCCCTGTCGGCCTCCCCCTTTTCGTAATCAAAGGCAGCATGATAATAAGCCATAAAATCCTGTTCCTGTTCGAACCACGAGGTAAGGTCTTTTCCGGGTAGAATCAAGGTATCAGCATCTAGCATGATGCATTCATCGAACACATTCATGGATATGTCATATGCCTGTAGTTTTAGGAGGGATGCAAACTCCATAGGTGCCATATTACTGGTTACAGATACATGGTAATCGAATATCCGTTCTACCCTGCTTTCTATTCCCTCAATAGCCGAGGGTGTGTGTACGAGCATTACCGGCCAGTTGCCGTTGCTCTTAATTGATAGGGCGCAGTTCAGCGCCATGTTGCCATAGGTAGGTGTGCCAGTGGCGATGATGATAAATCCTCTTTTCATAGTTTAATTATTGAGTTGTCGTTAAGGAATCTTTTTACTCCTGCGCCTTCTACAAATGGGATAGCATTGGCCTCTACATGATTTGCTATACCATCAGATAATTCATCTCTCATAAAATCAGGTGGACGAGTGCCATCTGAGGACATCTCGGCAATATCATCTATCGAAACATGAACAATAGGCCAGTATCTTGGTACTGACCAATACCGGTATTCTGCGGCACACATCTGGATTTCTGTTTGCCTCCATTTTTCTAAAGTTTCTGATGAAATTCTCATGATATTATTTTTTGAATCAGGTTCTTCTTCTCAACTCCTTGCCTCTCATACGATGGTACAGGGAAAGGGAATCCGGGTTTATTCCACAGGGTAACGATTTGCGCGTTATCATCCTTGAAACTATCGTTCGGATACAGGGTGAAGACATTGTCTCCTTCTCCATGCCAGAACATATTTCTTAAGGCCTTGAGCTCATCATGTGTTGGATAACGAGGTGGCCCAGGTCGTTGAACGGTAACTGCTACCTGTTCAAAGAAGTCATGGTCTGAGACAACACAGATGAACATGACAGGGGATTTTACTGGTTTTTCATCCACATAAAGTATTTCTTGGCCGGCTATTCCAAAGACTCCGTTGTTGCCAAATGATGCGGTAGTTTTCAGGCCACCTTTTCTGATTCTTCTGTTTTCTGGTACTCTTAACATTGTTATGGTGTTTATTCTGGCTGTAATTGCTTGCCTGAGTTACGAAATTTTGTTCCTATTCCTTCTATCATATTTTGCATAGAGTAAATTGTAATGCTCTTTCTATCAGGATCAATTCCGAGAATTGCAAATGCAGTGTTGTTTTCGTCAAATATCACATCACCGTAATGATGGTATTTGTCAATAGGATCATTAAAACTAAGGCTATAAATTCCTTCTGAGTATGATAATATATCGCATGGCTCAAGTGCTTCTGGTATACTTATACTATCTAAGTTTCGGTCAATTTTCCACCAATCATCTTTTCCTATGGAGCCATCTGAGTAAAATGGAGTACCCAATTTATTGAACCTTTTAAAAATGTTTTTAACATTATCTGACATCTGTGGGAACTGACCAATTTCATCTGCCACCAATTTGTTTTGCTTGCCACCTACGTAGGAGTCTGTAGTAGTCTCAGCAAACAGCAACTTGCTTGATGATTGTATTATCTGCTCCCGTTCTCTTTCGGAAGCCTCTTTTCTCGCATCAGCAAACATATCCAGTTGCTCCATTTCGATTTCTGGTTTAATGCCTATATCTAAAGGCATGATCCATACACCGGGTGAGTCTTTGTCTACGCTGTATAAAGGAAGGCCACCTAATATATTTGCCATAACCGGGATAAAAACCACATTGGCAATGTCATCAACATCTATCCATTGTGTAGCTACCATTGGTATTTTTGGGTGTTTCTTCCAGTAACTACCGGAAATACAATCAGCAATAGCTTCTACAGCATTACCAAAATCGAACATAGCCTTTGTTTTTCGCACAAAATGTAGCTGAATGATATAAGGCTTCGGCATCCCCTTTACAAGCTCCTTAAACCGCTTCTTATTGTCAATTATCTGCTGAACAATATCCTTGATGTATTCCTCTGTTTGGTCGGAACTACGTAATGAGGGCGTAATGGCTTTAAATTCTCCATTCTTTTTAAAATACCAAGAACTTTCTTCACCTGATTTTTTGTAGTAGAACCCAATCATTTTGGAATTCTTTGCGGAAGGTACGGCACCCGATAGAAATATGGATTTTTCGGGGTTAATGTGGGGAGGCGGTGTTGGTGTTTTCATGTAAATAGTGTTTGTTGAACTGATTTAATATTTGTCCATTGTTCTGCCATTGCTCGTGCTATGCCTGGAAAAGTTTTACTTCTTATTTCGCCCCTTAATCCGTCTTTCTGTGATGCCTTTGCGTACCACGTTGGTTGACTTTTCTTTTTACCTGTTTTGCTATCAATCCAAAAATATCTTTCTTCGGGTGTTACCTTAACTTCCCTTGAACTTCTTAGCAGGGGTAGATTCTTTAGCCAAAGGCAGGTAGCTTTATGATATGGGTCACCAAACATATACGGATGAATAATTTGGTCTGCTGGCCTCCAAATACTTGACATGCAGCCAACAGGATTTTCAATACATACTTGGTAAATATCACATTTTGCAATCTGCATAAAAAAATCAACCGCCTCTCTCCTAGCCTCTCTCCTAGCCTTACCAACCAAAGCCCCTGATTTTAATTCAGGCTGGTCTTTCAGCCATTTATTTGCAGTAACAGTAAGGTAAGTACATGGAGGATGCATAATTCCTAATTGTGGTTTAACCAGCTTTATAGCCTCAAACAAATCCATTTGTAAGTGCCATTCAGGGTGTCCACCACTACAAGGCTTTAAGTCACACGAATATGCTTCATGCCCTAATTTTCTGAACTCTATGCAAACTGCCTGCGATTCTTCGCAGCCTACCAATACTACCATTTCTTTTGTTTAAGTGTCAATAAAAAGCGCCTTCTTGAGAAGAGTTTGAGTGCTTTGGAGGTAAAAGTAAAGAGCAACTCCCCCTGCCCCCTGAACAGAAGAAGTTGCTACTTTACCAAACATTCCGTCGATGAGAATCGGCCCCGTATGGCTGTAAGCGGGAAGAGCGTTGCACAGCCCAGACCTTACATTTAAAAAGAGATAATTTTTCGTAATTAAAAACGCACCCAATGTTTTCACAATCGGAGTGCCTTGCTTATCGTTTTACCGCAGCGCAAGGATAGGGAGGAAACGCACCGAACAAGTATCAGGTTTTAATCCAATACAGGGTAAGACACGGCTACGTTTCCAGAAGATTCTTTGTGGTTTGATAGTATATGAGGCCGTGTCTTACTTCGGTTTGTTCACTTCTATCTTGACACAAATGTAACCAATATTTTAAAGAACGTTTCTCTTAGCTACCAACTCCTTCAACTTGTCATTAAACTGCCTGATACCCGGGCCTTGATGTGAAATAGTATGGCAATGATGGCAAAGTGCAATAAGGTTACTCCAATGGTCTTGTTCATGTTTTCTCTTGCTTCCAAACTTTGACCTAGGTATTACATGATGAATATCAACGGCTACCGCATTACAAACCTCACAGAGAATGACATCTCCCTGCGTATAGTTAAATTTGGTGTAGTAGTTGAATGTGTGGCGCTGCATCAAACAAGTTTTTTACAGGTTGAATCATTGGTTCTAAGAATGTGACCACACAGGATACATTCCATTTGAGGCATGTCCACACCATTCATTGCTTCTGAGATATTACGATGGAATAAGGTGCCTCCACAGACCTCTGTTCCCTTTTGCTGATCAGGTTCCAAATACCCAAGGTCTTGCATCAACTTTGTCATTCCCTTTTGCCTGCTTCCTAAAACTAATATATTACTCATAGCAGTATAAATTTTTGTTTGTCAAACTCATCCTTACTCAATATTTCAGCCTTACCTTTAGATGGCTTAAGCACAATAGTACCGCTGGTGGGGTATTTCTGCAATACCTGATACCTGGTAACGATGTCTTGAAACTTACCCGGCTTCCATGTGACTACCGTATCATTCAGGTTCACCTTGATGTAGGACACTACCTGCTGCTCTTTAAACGCATTGGCGGTCTTTCCTGCAATAGCGTCAGCAAACCTGTTCAGTTGATCTGTTGAGTGCCCCTTTACCCATGTTAACGGCTTCCTGTTGTGCCGGTATAGTTCAAATATTTCCTTCCACAGACCGATGTTTTTGATGTCACCGTTCCATTTCTTTTTTGCCCAGCTATGCTGCCAGATGTTGCTTCCATCAACGACATACTTTGAGTCACAGAATATCTCTATACCAGTAAGACCTTCCTCCTTTATCCACCTCAATGCCTCCAGAACACCGTTCAGTTCAGCCTGATTGTTGGTAGCTACGGGGAATCCTCCTGTGAAGAACCTGGTCTTCTCTGTTACGGTTATCTCATCAATGGGGGAGATAATTACTGCCCATCCAGAAGGTCCCGGGTTAGTGAGAGAACTGCCATCGGTATATATTTTAACGCTCATGACCTGTAGATTCTTTTACTGCGTTCGAAAACTGCTCTGAACTTATCAGCACCTACCTCAGCGAGAAGTTCGTTAATCAGGATGGTATCCAGTGCTGACTTGTAGAGAACCGATAACTCCTTTTCCTTTTCATCAAGACCTAACTGCTCAGCCATTAAGTTCTGCATCACAACAATTTTGCTTGCTCTATCAGATGCCTCAACAGACTTTACTATCACCTCCATCCGGCTAAATACCTTCTGGCATGTGTTAAGGCTCTTTTTAGTAAGACCTTCAACAACCAGTTCTTTAATGAGGTAAAGCGCTTCCTGGATTTTAATCTCGCGCATGGGCCGGCTAATCTCAATCTGGATAGACTTTATCCTCGGCGCTAACACAGCTTTACGGGATTTTATCATCACCAGGCTCTTGCTCAGTTCGTCAGATGTAAAGAACCCTGTTTCAAACGCATAGGCTGGCGATTTGAGGGCACTTGTGTGTATCTCTGATGTCATGGCCTTGGAGGTGCATAGGAAACACTTATCGAGCTTCTGAATGCTTGGTAGGGTAATACCTCTGATGGAGGCGCATGTGGAACATATTGTGATCATCCTTTCTTCTTTTTATCCAAAATGATACTGTTGTGCTCTTTGATATAGTCCTCTAACACTTTCTTAATTGCCGGGTGCTCACATATTTGCCTGATTCTACGGTCATAAGCCTCGTGGTAGTCTTCACTACTCTGTCGCACCATTTCCTCAAACTCTTTTTTGGTCATCAAAGCCATTTTGCTGCGGTTTTTTTGCTCGTTACAAAATACCATCCTTTACGATAAAGCCATGCTACTTCAAAGCCACGGAGTGACCACTGAGCGTAATACCAATAGAACGTAAGGAGGTTACGGGTTGAAATCATAGTTTTTTTTGACCTAACATTTTAGACATCTGATTATAGATATTAGATAGAATTTTTAATTTTTTCTTTTTATCTCCCCTTGATGTTTTTATCAGGTCTTTTAAGATAATCTCCCCTGTTTTAATCATTATCAAATCCTCCCGAGTTGCCTTAAACTGCTTAACATATAGCTCTGCTGCTTTGTCATACATATCAGTAATGTGAACCCCACTTTTTCCAGTATCCAATGGAACCTCATCAAAAGTTTTGTAGTAATATTTCCTAGCTATAATGTTCTTGCAATCATTGTATGTATTCATGGTATTTGTGTTTTAAAAGTTAACATTACAAGGAGGCAACGGATTAATCTCTGGTAACGGCCTCATGACCAGTTTATGACCCTTACCTATGCCTACGGTATAGCCAAGCTGTTTTAGCTGTTCCCGTAGCTCCTGTGCCGGTTTTATGTTACCTGCATGATACGGGATACACTTTGCGTCCATTGCCTTAATCTGTGCGAATATTTCTTCTGCTTTCATTTTACCTCCCTGAAATACTCAGGCATTTGTCTGAATGTTTTCTTAATATCTTCAATCAATTCTATACACACATTTGGATGAAGCCACATTAATTCCCATACTTCAGGAAAATTGCAAGTTTTCATCTCAAATCTGAATCCTCGTTTAAAATCTTGTTCGGTCATAACCTAAATTTTGTGGAGAGTATTGGGCTCGAACCAACTTCCTTCTTGGTGAAACAAAGCCATTTGAAAAACCAAGATGCTCTACCTAATGAGCTAACTCCCCTGCCATTGCTTACACTATTTAAAAACAGGGGAGTTTCTGCCTCTCCCCCGAAAGAACGATCTACTACAGTTTCTCAATTTCTGCCTTCCAACTGTCAATCTGCATGTTTAGCATGTTATCTATCGCCTCATGGATACTTTTTGCCTCTGCTGACTTTAATTGAATTGGAGCATTAACAGGTATTGTTTTCAGATAGGCTAACAGTTTGACCTTATCAGGCTGTCTTGCTGCCTTCTTTGCCGCCTTTTCTTCCTCTGCGATCCGTTTGGCCTCTTTCTCCTGCGCCTCCCGTTCAATGCGCTGGCGCTCCTGCTCTTTGGCAAGTTCTTTAGCTTGTTCCAGTTCGGCCTCACGCTTCTTTTCTTCTGCTATTCTCCTTGCCTCTGCTTCCTTTTTGTCCTGCTCGGCTTTGATCGCTGCTTCGAGTTGTTGTTCCTCACGTTTCAGCCTTTCTTCGCGCTCAGCTATTTCGCGTTTTTTGGCCTCAATTTCTGCCTGACATTTACGCTGCTCTTCTTCCTTCTGCGCTTGCTCCTGGCGTTGTTGCTCTAACTTCTCAGCCTCTTCACGCTTCCGGTTCTCTTCTGCTAATCTTTCAGCTTCTACCTGTTCAAGTCTGGCCTGTTCCTTATCGTAGGCTGCTTTTACCTCACCTTCAATAAGTTTGGTCCATCCTTCATCTGTAAGGTTCCTGATTTCCATTATCTGAACATTGCAACCTTGCAGGCTATACCCGGCAGCCGTGAGGACAAACCCGAAACTTATCAGCTCCATTAAACGGTCGTTGGCCTTTGCCTCTTCTTCTTCAGCTTTGATTTTAGCTAGCCTGGCCTGTTCTGCCTCCACCTGGGCCTCGTAACCTAAAAACCTGTCTTCTTCGGGCTGTATTAAGGCCACAATCTCCTTTTCCTTTGAGATAACGTTCTTGGAGAAGGCATTTGCTCCGTCACGGACGTTTTTCATGAACTTCTCAATACCTACTCTGGTATTCTTGAACTCAATACGGGCAGCTTTAATCATTTTTAGCTGCTCTTTGTCGTTCAGGTCGGTTAATACAAGTCCCTCGTGTTTCTTTTTGAGGGCTTCGATTTCTGCAAGGTATTTTGGTACCATTACAGGGAGCTCATTCTTGAACTCTACTACTTCTGTTGCTGTGCTCATTTTGGTGTGGTTTATGTGATTAAAGTTTACGTCTTTCAATTACAACTAAAGAATCCGAAGCAGAAATTATCCGGTCCAGTTCATTCTCCGATTTCTTATAAAGTTCTATGGCCTCCTCATACTGTGCTTTCTGTACCAACAAAGCATCAACATAATCCTGTTGCGCTCTTATCATCTGCTCCTGGGCCGCGTTCTTTTCACGCAGAAACAGACAATAGCAAAAAGCGACTAAAAAAGCGATAACGAAAATGGTTTCTGCGTTCATATTAATGCAAAGTTGTCAACTATATGTTGCATTTCCAAATGAATGGCTATTTTTTTTTTACAACCTCCAGTTTTCTTATTTCGGCTGCAATTCGGTAATACTCATCCATGTTGGCCTGAACTTTGGCATCGTAGGCTCTTATACAAACTGCTTCTGCCTCTATTTTCTTCCGGTAGGATGTGATGTTTCGAACTGACCTGCCCCGCTGATGGCTGAAGTCCTCGTTCTCCTTGGTGATGCGATCCAGTTTATCCTTGTAATCCTTCAGCATCTCTTCCCTGAATTTTTCCATGTGTTCCATAGGGTTCAAATTTTAGGTTTTCGTTGGTTAGCTTCCTGTACCGTTCAAGGTCTTTATCAGTTGGCCTGTTCCACTTTTCAGCATTGGATGGAGAAGCTGTAAAGAGGAGGTCAGGTTTTAGATAGACTGGCCGGCAGTAGTCGTGGGTTACAAGTACATAGTGCAATGTTTCAGATTTTGTGGATTAGAAAATGTGCGTTTCCCGTTAGGCTACCTGGCGCTTTATCTCAAAGCTATACTGCTCTGAGAATCCCTGTGTGAGTATCTGCTCCAGCTTCTCAGCCTCGGAAGCGCTCAGAGGTGTTCTCCATCCGAAGGAAAACTTATCCGTGTGGCTGTAGTATATCACGTTGTTGAAATCAACATTGTGCTCTATCAGCCATGTGAACGCTGCCTTCTCCTTGATGGCATTCTGGATGTCCTTATCCAGTTGCTCCAGTTTACGCTTCTGAGACTCTTCCAGCCTCTTTTTACGGGCGATTACCTGCTCGGATCGGTATAGGCCAAGGATGCCCTCCGGAACAGCGCCATTGGTCTTGTATTTGCCCAATATCGGCTTCAGTTCAAGCATATACAGCCTGTCCTCGGTCAGGTGCTCACCACCGATGCATTTAATGCAAAATGCAGCCGTAGGGTTATGGTATTGAGCGCCACAATACTGGCATGCCCATGTCTCCTTACGGATGGCATTCATTTCCTCCGTTATCTCTAACCAGTACCCCCTCTTGATCTTCCGGTTGGGATAGATAGACTCTGCCCATTCATGCAGGCGCAGGCCATCTGTAAAGCCCTTTACGCCAGCAGTGTTCCACTGGTCATCAAACAGGAAGTCTGTGTCAAGGGTTACCTCCTGACCATCCAGAGGGATGATGGCGGTCCGGTACCAATCGCTATCCTGCTGGCCTGCTGTCGTATCAAATAGCTTGTGTCCTGTTTTCTTCAGGTCAAAGCACATGGCATGGTAGGCTGCGTTGGCATCCTGATTAGAGATATCGAACGAATAATAATGCAATACTGTCTTCATGGCTAAAAATTTAAACGTGGTTAAGAAATTATAAGTGATCATTAGTTTGGCTGATAACAGCGAGATTGTAGCCTACGATATTTTCAAGCTCTGCCTTGAGGTCTGCATACATCTCCGGCAAAGCCAGTTTGCATGAATCGGCATATTCCTTAGAGCATCCAGAATGCTGTCCGATGTGGGCATAGCAGGTTCTTGAATTGTGCCCCCACTTTAGGTCTGGGAACTATGCAAAAACGGTGTCTGTATCGATATCGTATAGAAACTTTACCCTTGTCTTATGGATGTCTTTCATGCTACTACCTCCTCCTCTTTACCGGCAACATAAGTCAGCCTTGTGTAATGGTTAGCAATGTATTCCTTGGCTATCTGTCTCGCTGCCTGGGCATCCTTGGGCATGCATATGATGTAGCGATGGATGCAGAAAACGTTACTGCTCTGGCATACCCTCTGGCGAAACTTAATGCCGTTCTTCCTGAGTAGCTGTCCTATTGCCCGGAGCTCAGCCTTGCACACATCGGTGGGGCAAGGAGAGTCAGAGAAGGTTCCTGTGTCGTTAGCTCCGGCTACGGCATAGATTGGTTCGGAATAGCCTCTCCATCCGTCTTGGCGTACGTAGTAGGTCTTGGTGGTGAATTTGTCCTGAGAAATTGTCTTCATGATTGGTGTGATTTAAGTTTTAAGAAAAATGATTTTGTGCGTCTCCCGTTGTGAAAAGTCAGGTTATTCTGTGATGATACCCTGCTGGATCAAAGATTGTGCAGTTCTGCCGAACCATCCCTGTAGCTGGTAGGCCAATCGCGTATTGTGCAGGTATTGCCATGCTGCGATGACCTGTTCTTCAGAAGTAGACTCAATGAATCCCTCTGCAATGCCTGTTGCTTCATAGGGAGTAAATTTGAATTTCTTGCCTCTTGTTGTTGGTGCTTTCATGTTACTGTATGTTTATACGGTTTAAAAATGTTTTAAAGCCAGCTAAGTATTGTTTCCGGTAGCTGTCACCGATGTGGCCAAAGATGTCAGGATGTGCCATAAGTTGAGAGGTAATGGATACATAGCTCCTCTCAATGCTATCGTGAAGGTCTTCAACAGTCTCCCCCTGCATTAGCACCTCATATGTAGCCTTTAGGTCATTTCCATGCCCACTACCCTTCAGGTGTGTAAACGTGCCATTTTTCGCTGCCTGAAGGTGCGCCATGGCTATCTCCTTTTGTTTCTTCGTTATTCGTTTCATGTTCTATGCGTTTAAGAAGGTGATTCCATAGTTGGTAACAGGTTTGCAAAGGGAGAAGTAAGCATAGCAGCATCCAAGGTCATCGTCCCCATTTTGGAAGGTATTATGCTTGATGAATATCTTCAATGGCTGCATCAGAAGGTTATCACAAAACTTCACGAAGATTTCCATCTCTTCCTTGGTGAATAGCTTGTCGGATACCTCTTCGCCATCACCTACAAACATCTCCCATGATGCATTGATTTCACTCATGATATCCTGTGCCAGATTATGTGTTGTCATGCCGTTATAAACTGGCACCTGTAGCACAGGCATATGGTATCCGGTAAAGTAATCAGGGTAACAGATGTCTAGCTGGGCTACCTCTGTGAATCTTCCCTCCACAGGAAGCATTTTTTGAATCCTGTTGATAGCCTTGGCGAATGATTCATCGTCCCTGTATAGCTTGCTGTAGCCATTTCCCTTCGCCCATCCATCCTTAATTGCATCCCTGCGGATAAGGTGATAAACTGGTGTTATCGGGTCACTTGGTCTCAGGCTACGGGTAATGGTGTAGGAGATTGTCTCCCCATCCTTTTTGATGGTAGCAATCACTGAGGTATAGTGGTAGTGCTTTACCCCGTTGATTTCGCTGTAGCAATTGTCCATCTTTTCGAGTGACTTCTCAAGTAGTGTTTTCATGATGTATAATTTTTAGCGCCATGCATTGCTTCGATGCGTACCCTATAGGTGCATGGCAGATATTTACTCCCCGTATAGCGCTCTAACTGCGTCCCTGACTCCCTGAACATTTGCTCCGGCCATCATCAGGCCCAATCCTACAGTCTTTGCGTAGTTTACATCCTTATCCTTGCAGACTACGCTCAACAGCGCCATATAGTCCCCGTATCGATTCTGAGTAGTTGCTATCTTAGTTTAAACTCTCAAAATACTTTTCTACTATCCAGTCTTCAAAATATGTGTTTTCATCTTCAAAAAGTTCATCTAGTGGGATGTTGTGGTAAAAATCTATTTCGGCTTCCATATTTTCGCTGCTATTGTCATAAATAACGCGTCCCCAGCCTTCAAAACCATTATAAACAAATGTAAAAGCGGCGTATTCATTTATTTTTTCCGTGTCTGGTTCTGATAATTCCAAAGTGATTGTTTCACCGGTTTTAAATGTGTATGTAAAGTTTTTCATAATCAGTTTTTTTAGTTATCTGCTAAATGGATCATTAATTTTGCGCCTTTATTAAGTTCATTTTTAAAAGTAGCTTCATCGCATGGCAAAATATCAATAGTGCATAAATTATAATGCAAATAATGATTCCCATTTTTTGATGGCAACTATATATTTATCTCACCCAATATTATTTAGATGCTATTTTGGTTAATGAATTACTTTCCTGTGAGTCTCTTGCCTGTCTCAGCATACGCTGTTAATAGCTTGCCCAGCTCAGCAAGTTCATCATGGTTGTCGAAGTGAAGGTAGATGTCACCTAAACTGATAACCGGATTCTTGAATTGCTTGATGTGGTTGAATTCGATGTCTCGCTTAAGGTCATCTATTCTACCCAATTCGTTGTTAAGCAGGTCTTTTACTTCGATTGATACTTTCATGGTATTTGGTTTTAGTGAGGAGGTAGGATGATGAATCCCTCAGCCTGTAGCTTGCCTCCCCTGTCGTTGTTATTGATTTTGTTTTCATTTCGCTTCTCCAGATATGCTTTAGCTAACTGTATAAGTTAACCGCTCCTCGTCGCATCTGGCGCGTTATCAGGAAGGCTGTTCACCTTGCTGTGCTGGATTGTGGTTCCCTGATATCTGGTCCGACGTTGTTATCAACTCATCTCGGCCTTTCAATTCAGCCCTCAGATTCTTTCGATTATCCGAGGAAGCTACCTCTACTCTGTGTTTAGGCACCTGAAGCAGTGCATGTGTTTTGTTTCGCATCCGAATTCAAACAGGTAAAGAACGTCGTCCCGAAAGACAATGCAATGATACGGACTATTCTTCGATATTTGCAACACCTAGTTGCACTTTATTTGGATATTGCTCATAACGTATTGAAAATCAAGGAGATTATTTTCTTACTTTCTTTTGACAAATACAACTATTAGTTGCAAATGGCTAAATTGACCATCATCACCAATAGTCAAACAATGACTGTAAATATTCTATTTGTATATTCACCACATCACATGCCAAACCCAACACCAAAACCGTTGGTATCACTACATCTCAGCATGTTTATTGGTATCTACAGCATCGCACCTGGTCAGCGATAGTGCTCCTCGTAATAGCCATCAATTGCATTACGCCCAGCCCTAGTAAGATGGTATGTGTAGTAAGAGCCCTGTCCCAATGGCATCCTCTCTCCCCTGATAACAAACCCTACCCCTATAAGCCTCTTAATACTTAACACCACCACACTCCGGCATTCATTAAGATGTAAGCACAGGGACGGAACATTAGCACAGATAGACGGCTGTTCGGCTGTTGGCTGTTTGCTCAACTTCATCACTCCTATCAAAACGTTAAAGTCATTCAGATACAATCCATGGCGCTTCGCAAACGATTTAACCCCCATCAGATGTTCGCACAGGTCAACTATATCGAACAACTTATTATCTACCCTCATTGGCCTTATTCGCCTATTTCCTGAATCTTCCTGTCTCCCCTTATTCATGAAACGAATTTAATGCGAATTTTACTCAGGGAACGAGTGAATAATTCGCTACAGTTACTCACGCAAAGGTTTTCACGCATGTAATAAGATGGGAAAGCCTGGCAAAAGCAGGGGAAAAGCAGGGAAAACACAGTTTGTTGGTAATCAAGCATTTGATTTGTCTAAACTCGGCATTTGATGATACAAAACAGGGGTAAAAAGGTGCTTATTTGGGGTATAGTTTAGGCTAAAAACCCGTAATCTACCGTTGTTCGATAAGATAGAAACAGGCATTTGTAAGGTCTGCCCTGCTTGTTTTTGCCATGATGTCAGGTGAAAAATGGGCGAAAACAGGTGCAAATATTATGTGACGAACGGACATCTTTTGCAATTGGTTGATAATCAGTTTAGTTTAGGCTGCCATTATTGCTAGTTTACATAATAGCAACTATGTAATAGCAGTTTTGATGAAAATACAATAAGATGGAAACAGCCACAACAGCCTGATGAAATGATGTATACTCCTTAGCAATTTTAATTAGAGATGTCAATTAGGAACCTGAATTAAATACCTTATTTAAGGTGCTGTAGTTTTGTTTTATCTATTGCTTACCTTTTGTAGATGTTCACCTGACTCAGCCTATACACACAGCGCATTCATACGATGGCCTGATTGAGTGCCTGATGGTGGTGTAGTAGTGTATGATGCCATACGATACTAAACGCTCTGTATTGAGCCCCTATTGCGTCCTGAAGCATTGCAGGTTGATTGATGCACTGTGACCATGGCTATGTGAGATGTGACCATGGTTCGGTTTGTGCCTTCCGGCCGGATTGCCTTGTTGCCCTGTTTGCTTTCGTTTGGCGCTGTCGTTCAATCATTTGTGAGGTGGGGTGGGGTGGCCTAAATGGGTTTTCCCTTGGCGATGGCCGGCCCCCTGGAACGTGCGATTACTCATTTGCTCTATCGCCGCAGAAATTTTTTTTGATTCTGAAGTGATTTATACCTTTGTGATATGTTTATATACTTGGAGCACTTGAATAATGTAGAGGCTTATAGCAGACAGGTTGGTGGGTCTTCGCTGCTGTTTCGTAAGGTGGATAGGGAGTTGCAGTTTAAGGGATTTAAGACTGAGCTTCGGTTAGATGATGGGTATCATGTGTATTGGGTGTGGCGAAGTGGTGGGGATCGTGAATTGACAGGTATTAGTGTGTGTTTTTTGTATTTCGATAGGTGTATTGCAGACTATGTTTTAACGAGGAGTAAAACGCTAGTGTAGGATATGTTTAATATATCGATGTTTCTTTGTTGTTGTGGAATGATCTTGATAGTATGGGTGATAGGGGAGGGGGAGTGAATTTGCGGAAATTGTATCCTGAGTCGTTGCTTGAGAGGCATTGGGCGTATGTTGATGTGGATGGGGTGTGGGAGTATGAGGTAAGGCATTGGCGGGAGTTTTTGGTGATAGGATGTTGTGTAGAGGGAGATAGGCCGGAGAATTGGTTTTATTTTATGGAGTTGAGTTAGTATATTTGTAGAGCCCAGGTTGCGATGGGATAAAACATTTTGGAGCCTTTCGCCTTAGTACTGTCGCAACCGGGAAGAGGTGGGAGGCTCTTTTTATTAAACTTGTATTTATGAAGAAGAATTTCTTTGTTACGGATGCTAAGAATTTGAAGAGGGAAGGGTTGTTGAGTGGGGAGACAGCGGACCAGGTGATGGCTCGGAAGGGATTGGAGGGTGTTGTGGAGAGAGATGTTCGTGTGGATGTGAGGTGCAAGCCGTTAGGGGATAGGTTGTTGGTGAGGAGGTTGAAGGAGGAGCAGAAGGGGTTGATCATAGTTCCCGGTGCTCGGAGGGAGAGTAGTGAGAAGGGTGAGGTGGTGGCAGTTGGACCTGGGAGGTTTGGGGAGTTGATGACTACGGTAGTTGGGGATCAGGTGATGTTTACGAAGCATGGTGTGATGGAGTTGGAGATAGATGGCGAGGTGTTTGTGCTGATGCGGGAGAGTGATATATTGTGTACGTTTTAATCTTTGGACATGGCAAGGGATTACTTCACGGCAGAGTCTAACTTCATTGAGAGCGCCGGCTACGATGACCAGACATCAATCCTGGGGATCAAGTTCAAGGATGGTGATGTGTGGAACTATTCCCCGGTGCCTGTGGGTGTGTGGGAGGGGTTTAAGGGAGCCGGGAGTAAGGGGGTGTTCTTCCACACATACATCAAGGGCCGGTATAGTGAGAAACAGGTTGAATAATTTCGGTTATTTTTGTCTCACTAAAACAAACTACTATGTCGGCAAGCGCAAACATTCTGAACTTATTGAATACCCGTAATGGCATCCAGCACAGAGATTACCAGTCTGGTTTGAAGGCGATATTTGTTCAGGGAGCTGCGGGGTTAACCGGTGCCGGTAGTGCATATGGGGCAACGATACTGGCGCAGTCAAATGCACTGAGCAATGATGAGATAGCCTACCAGGATCAACTGAAGTCTATCTGGTTTAACTTTGGAACTGCGTTGAATGCGCTGGGCCAGACCACACCTGGAGCGACGCTGATCACTTATACTCAGACTAACCCGATATCCAATGAGGTTTACTTCGATCAGTTGAAGCCATTGGTTCTGGCGATCTATAATGGCCTGGTGGCGCTGGGCCAGTAATGCTGAATACTTTTGGGGAATTGCCTGGGTTTAATTACTCGGGCAATTTCTATTTGTGGTCTACCCATTCGCACCCGTTTTGTTGATACCTGACATGGTAAAAACGAACAGGTCGGAGTCTTTTTCTTGGTTCATGTGTTAATGTTGTGTTTTGCTTTATAGCGGTCGATAAAATCCTTATCGAAGTCAGATGTCCATCCGCATCCTAGACATCTAAATTGAGATAAAACAGGGTCCCAAATGGTTCTTGGGTTACTGCAACCACGAAAAGTATTGCGCTGCACATCATTGCCACAATACGGACGGTAGCCAATATCGTCCATCAGGTTTTGCCTTACGATTGATGCTTCTTTCATATCCCCTCCTTTTTAGTTGGCGCGGCGGGGAGTGTTTCTGTAAAAATAATCCTGTCAATTTCAGCAGCTATAAGAGCGCCCGCAATTATTAATTTTTCCTTACGCGAGTTATTGTCAATTCTATTACAAATAGATTTATCCCAATCGTCAGGCCAAGGCAAACCGCCAACAGTCCCGATACATTTAGTCGCGCCAATTAAGAGGGGCAATATTTTAAATGGCCCTGTTGGTTGTGAGTTTTGTAGAACATCTTTCTTAACCGACCTACCGTGTTTTTCGATTTGCTCATGTCGTTCTTTTGCTATCAGTGTTACTCCGTTATCCACCTCAATCCACCCATCCCCCTTTGCGGAATACGCTTCATGGCAAAGTTCATCATGGAATTTAAGCATCCGCCCTAGCGCCCATTTAAAGCCTCCGTTGATAGTTCCTGTTTGAAGGAAATATTTGATACTCTCTTTTGAAAGTTCGTCCATGCTACCTATAAATTTCTGTATTAGGTCATCATATAGTTCGCCTTCTGCTTTGGCGGCCATCTTGTTCACCAACGCAATCATTTCTGGGTTTAGTGGCTTGGTTGACGTTACGTGAGAAATGGACGGGCTTATGTTCTCCTTTGCGACACGATTCATTGCGGAGAGGATGGCTTTCTCTACCGACCCACTCCCTAAGTAATCTAATACAGCCTTATATGGTGCGCCAAACTCTTTCTTCAATTCCTCAAACAACACCTGCTCATGCTCGGTGGTCGGGGTTGGTTGTGAGCGATATTCCTCCATCGCATCAATGATAGCCTTTTTAAGTTCGGGACGGTCTTTAATAAGGTCAGAAGTAAAGTCGTTGACTTCTTTGGCTTTTGACAGTAATATTTCAAGTGCTGTTTTCATTTCTGTGTTTTTATGGTTAATTAATATATGTTATGTGCCTTTATGACTTCATCTACCCTTGTTAATTCCTCCCTCAACTTGGCGTTTTCGGATAGGGTGGTGCGGTAGCGGGTGATTAATTCGTCAACATGTTTCTGCATATCTATGTCGTGAACTATCACATACTGGCACATCTCAATCAGTTCTTCGTTGCTCAATTCTTTCATGTGGGTTATTTTTTAGGTTTAAATAATGAGAATATCACTCCTACCATAATAATTACAAAAGCGCAATAGGCTAGGGCAAATGCTAAATATCCGGGAGAAGTTTCGAGTATCTGTTTCATTTGGTTGGGTTAAGGGTTAATAATTGGTTCTACTCTATTCCATTCTGATTCCATGATGATATACCCGCAGTTTACACAGGTATGAACGTATGAG